TTTTTCTTTACATTTTAAAGCTGAAAAGCCGCATAAACACTGGTTTTCTGTAACAGCGAATATCGGTAATTTGACCCGTTTTTACCGACCGTGGAAAGCCAGAGCCAGTGCGGCTCTATTTTTGCCCAAAATGTTACGAAAAATGTTATTGATAAGTGTATAAATATACAAAAATACTGTATAAAGCTATCGTGTTCGCTTAATTCCAAACGGCTAACATATTATCCGCATACTGGAACGTATCTTCGTTTGTTAATTCGCCGTATATGTCAGCCGTTGTAGACAATTTAGAATGACCAAGCATTACTTGAATTGCTTTTAGCGGAGTGTTGCACTTGATTTGCGTTTTTACAAAAGAACTGCGCAAATGTTTGATTTTCATATTTGGGTAGCCGAAATCAGTAAATGCTTCCTTTGCGATACGAGAAAATGTTACAGCGTGCCATTGCTCACCTTTGTGTAAAAATACGAGACCGGTATTATCAGAATGTTTTTCTCCGAAGATTTCTGTGAAAATTTGGGCTGGAACTGCGACTGTTCTGCGTGATTGCTTAGTTTTTAGCTTCTCTTGGTAGGCTTTAGATTTTTTAGCGTCAGTAATTTGACCGCCTAAACGAACCAAGCAGCGTTCATAATTTACATACTCATATTTAACCCCTAATGCTTCACCTCGTCTTACACCAGTAACCATAATAAACAGTATAGGCTTATAAAGACTCTGATACTTTTTATTTTCACGAATAAACTTCAAAAAACTTTTACAGGTATCAACAGACCAATACACCTTTTCTACGTTCTCTAACGGCTTTACAGAGCATAATTTGTTGGGGTTCGACTGTAAGTAACCGAGTTTTACTGCGCAGTTTAGTATTGCGCCTATTACTTCAAAATAATAATGTACTGTATTGATTGTATTAGTTTTATATCTTTCGGAGTAAAAACTTTGTAATTGTTGCGCTGTTAATTTCTTTAATTCAGTACGCTTTATCTCGTCTGGGAATGAGCGGTACGCACTTTTCTTGTTTTCTAAGGTTGGCTCGGAATTTTCAATAGGAGCAATAGTAGAAAAATAATATTCGGCAAATGCCCCAAAAGTAGTATTTTGCGTAGTTATCAGTTCTTGTTTTAGTCTATCCTCGAAAGCCTTAACATTTTCTGATAACTCGTCAATACTTGCACCTCGTATAATTCTTGATTGTTGTTTAAACTGGTTATCTTTGTACCCTACGTTACATTCAAAGCATACTTTTTTTGGATTAAAGCGAACACTTCTTTCTTTTTCGTTTATTTTTACTTTTATATTATCCATATTACCTCGCTTTCCGTAGTGGAGTAACTTAATAATAGCACGAAAAAACGATTTAAACAACCCGGTTGACAAATAAAGCAAACAAGAATATAACAAAAGCACGTTAAAAACGAACAAGTGTTTTAATAAAGTCTCAAAATAAGCTAAAAATAATTGTTGATAAAGTATTGACAATCGTTGATGAAAAGCGTATAATGTAAGACGTGGAAAGGAGTGAAGCCATTGTATAAGATTAAGATGATAAACCAAGCAATCTCGACAAATACTTTTGCAAGTAGTTTTGAAGAAATGCTCGGATTAATCAAAAAATGGCGGCAAACTTATGGTGAACCACTTGTCCTTGTAGTAAACAAGGAAAACCATGTAGCGAAGGAGTGATGTATAATTAGGAAACTGGCAAGCGTGCAAGTAGTTACCGACATCTCCGAAATGGAAGGTTGCGATAACATTGCACTTGCAAGGGTGCTTGGGTGGCACGTTGTTGTAAACAAACAAGAAGTGCAAGTAGGCAACAAAGTGGTATACTTTGAAATTGACAGCTTACTCCCTGCGGACAATCCGAGTTTTGCATTTTTGTTAAATAGCAAAGGTAAGATGAAACCGCTGAAACCCAAGAAAATCAGAGGGTATATTAGCCAAGGTTTGGTAATGCCGTTATCAATTTTACCGACAGGTGAGTATGAAGAAGGGCAGGACGTAACCGAATTACTGCAAGTAGTAAAATATGAACCGCCTGTACGGTTCAAAATTGGCAAAGGTAATTACAGCATACCTACTAAACCATTTCCCTCGTTTATACCAAAAACAGACGAAGACAGAGTACAGACGATACCGGACAAACTAAAGAAGTTTTGTGGCAATGAGTTTGTTGTTACAGAAAAATTAGACGGTACTTCGTTTACAGCCTTTATCAAAGACGGAGAGTTTGGAATTTGCTCTCGTAATCAGCAAGTACCTTATGACGGTTTAACCATTTACGGTCATACGGCAATTAACTTTGACCTTGAAAACAAATTTAAAGAATTGCGTAAGCATTTTGGTTATGATTTTGCTATGCAGGGAGAATTAATTGGCGGCAGTGTGCAAGGTAATCCGTATAAATTAAATGGCTTCGATATTCGTTGGTTTAACTTCTGGAATATTGATAAGCAAAAAGACGTAGGGTTTTACTTCGCTGATACGCAGGAATATCTTGACTTTAACGGTATTACTCTTGGCGAAGCGGCAGCTTTGCTTGACATGGAAACAGTGCCAATTATCGACAATAGCTTCGTAATGATTGATGATGTTGATAAGCTGGTGGAAATGGCAAGCGGAAAGAGCCTGTTAAACCCGGAAGTAGAACGTGAGGGCTTGGTATTCAGAGCAAAATACAACAGCAAATTATCTAAGTTCGGTGAGCGCATAAGTTTTAAGGCAATCAGCTTGGATTTTTTATTGCAATGAATATCAACAATCATCAACAATAAAACCGTAAAGAAAGGACGATTAAATGGCTGAAAATGAAAAACTCCCGTCTTCAATCTGGTCAAAACTACTGCGAGCGAAAGAACTCGTAGGTGTTGTAAAAAAAGACGGCAAAGTCGCTTTTAAAAACACAAACTATAACTATCAAAAAGCAGAAGACATTGACATTGCTGTACGTAATGCTTTTGCAGAAGTTGGCTTAATTGTAATACCTTGTGGCTTTGAAGTTATAAGAGACGAAGGAAGCATTGTTACAGTAGTTCAAACTTACCGCATTGTAGACAGTGACAGCGGAGAAAGTTTTGAGTGCCAAATGGGCGGTATGGGTCAAGACAGCGGAGATAAACGAATTTACAAGGCTGAAACAGGCGCATTTAAGTACCTTATGAAACAGCTTTTGCAAATTCCAGCGCAGGAAACAGACCCAGATAATTTTCCGTCAGAAGCAGTAGAAAAGCCTGTGTTACCTAATGGCAATATTGATTGGAGAAACTACGTGCTTCCGGTAGGACTTAAAAAACACGCAGGAAAAACTCTCGAAGCGGTTGCAAACGAAGACATGAACTATATCAAATACTTTGCAACAAAGCAAGGCTCACATCAACCGTACTTCCAAGCAGCTTTAGGTGAGTTAAATGGGTAGGCTTAAAAAAGAACAAAATGAGCCGCTTATTAAAAACCTCAAATTAAAAGCAGAGGAACGTGAGACGGTTATACAGTATGATGACGCTTCAAACATTGCGACTATCTGGTGTAGCAAGAAAGACGAAATCGAAAAATTAAAACGGAAGAAGGGAATAAAGGTTGTCGAAGAACACAAGTACGGAACACGCTTTGAAATCGACAAAAAAGAAATCAAAATCGGAACTACTCAAAGAGTTCGCAGAGTTACCAAACGACAAGAAGCTAAGTAAAGTTACTTGTCTGTATATGCGTAAATGCTTCGCAGGTGGTGCGGTCAAAGACGGTAAGTTTAACTTCCGTGGTTATAACTATGTAAGCGGTATCATTCTTGACAATATGGCAAAGCATGACCTTACAATTATTTACCAATACCTGCTTGACTATGAGCGCAAAGACTATCCGTCAATTTTCCGTGTTCTTACCGAAGCTAAAGCATGGAACGAGAAACAGAAAGCATTAACCGAAAAAGAACGTACTAAAGGCTTAAAAGCCAAGAAATACGAAGACTTTTCGGTAGAGGAACTTTTACGGTGAGTGTGATTGATACTATTATCAGCAATCTTGACATTGTTGATTACGTTTCAAAGTATACACGCCTACACCGTAGCGGCTCGACATATCGTGGTATCTGCCCTTTACACAATGGCGATAACCAGTCAAGCCTAACTATTTTCAATGACAACAGCTTCTATTGTTGGTCTTGTGGTGCTAATGGCAACATTATCAACTTTGCCGCACTTGCTAATAATATCAGCTACGGTGAAGCAATCGAAATGCTTGCTATGGAAGCGAACATAGACCTTTCGTCTGATGAAGAATATGTCAAAGAAAAAACGCAGTACGAGAAGAACCAACGTGCAGCACAACAGTATTACAACAAAGTAAGCATTATCCGAGAGTATTTACATGATGAACGTGGTCTTAATGATGAAACAATCGACAGCTTTTTTCTTGGCTACGATAACAGCAGAGGTAAAGCCATTGTTATACCACTTCATGATAAAAACGGCAGGATAGTCGCTTTCTGTAAAAGGTATCTGGACAGAACTCCAAAGTACGTTAATTCTAAAAACAATGAATTATACGAAAAAGGAGAGTACTTGTTCAACGAATACCAAGCAAAACGCCAGTTACAAAACTATCAAAGGCTTTATGTCTGCGAAGGTTACATTGACGCTATGAGCGCATACCAGCAAGGCTGTGCTTGTGTAGCATACTGTGGAAGCGAATTAACTAAATCTCAAATCCTCGAAATTCGCCAAATGGTATTGCATACACCTAACGTAGTCATTATGTACGCTCCGGACAATGACGACACCGGTCAATCCAAAATACAGCGTACTTGGGAAAAGTTCAATGAATTTGCTCCGAAACTTGATGTGAGATGTGTCCGTTTCCCGGAAAATAAAAAAGACTTTAATGAAGTTCTGACTTCCGGTGGCAATATATATGAACTCCCAAGCGAACCTATTGCTTTAACTGCTATTAAACAGGCTCTCAACTCCTGTATGGACAAACAGGCAGAATTTGGAGTAGCAATAGAGAAAATCAAAGCTGTACGTAATCCGCTGACAAAAGGCGAAATTATAGAGTATCTGGCTAAGCGTTGGGACAAACCGATTAATGATGTAAAAGAGATAACGTCTATTGATTATCTTGATGATGAAGTTGTCGCTGATTTTAAAGATGTTGATAGCTGTTTCAGCGATTATCTGACGCTTATCAATACGGAAGGAAATGGTATCGGTTTTCCAACGCTTGACGAAGCAATAAGGCTTAGACCAACAGATGTTGTGTTTTGGGCAGGTTATTCTGGAACGTTTAAGACTATGGTTGCTTGTGAAGTAGCACTATACAACGCCGTTAGATTAAAGAAAAACGTGCTGTTTTTCTCGCTTGAAATGAGCGCAGGTTCGCTTTACGAAAGACTGATTAGCCGTATAATGGGCTGTTCATCTGCAAAAGTGCAGGAAATGGCACAAGACGGGCAACAAGCAGTTCTTTTGCAAAAAGTAAAAGAGAGACTACAAGAGCGTATCTGGGTTGTAGACAAGAGCAATTTAACCATGAAAGATATTGAGAGGTACGTAACAATCGCAAATACCCGAGTCATTAAAGACGGCAAGGTAGATATGATTATACTCGATTACTTCCAATACTTAAACATGAACACTTTTGAAGAAATTGCGGAAGCAGCCAAATATACAAAAACGATTGCCAAAAACAATGACCTTGTGTTCTTTATACTTAGTCAGCTTAATAGGACAGGCGATAACTACTTACGCCCTACGCTTAAAATGTTAAAAGGTAGTGGAGACTTAGAAGCAACAGGCGACTATGTGGTTTTAGCTTGGAGACCCGAATTTGACCCGAAGCTGACGGTGCAGGAACAAGACGAAATGAGAGGGCATTTAAGTTTGTATCTTGGCAAAGCACGTAGAGGTTCAAGAGCGAATGAATTTGAACTTTTATACAACCCGGAAAAATCAAGACTTGAAGATTTAGGAGTGACAGACAATGAAAGTTAAAGAATTGATTGAGACATTGCAGGAATGTGACCAAGAAGTAGAAGTAAAGCTGTTTAACAAGAAAAGTATTTTTGACGACCATATTGGCGAAGTTGCAGAAATTACCGACAACGACAAAACACGCACTCTCTTTGTATGTTTAATCCCCCAAGACGTAAAGGAAGCAGCAGAACTTGCCAGCCAAATTTTTTAAATGCCCGGACGGCGAACTTTGCAAAATCGGAGACTGCTACAAAGAGTGCAGAATGAAAGAGCGTTGTTTGCTTCTGCCGGTACTTAAATCGGTAGGCAAGACCCGTGCATGGTATGGCAAGCCGTCAGTTACGCAGCTTTTAAAAGACACTCGTCAGACATATCTTGAAATAACGCACGATTATGCTATTGACCCTCAAAAGTCGATTGCCAGTATGATTGGTACAAACAGCCATAGCCTTATGGAAGGTAATGTTCCAAATGGCTATTTGTCAGAGGTTCGCTTTGAAGACGAAATAACTTCCGGTCAGATTGACGGCTATGACTGCAAAACGCAAACTCTATTCGACTTTAAGTTTTTTGGTGCTTACCGCATTGCAATGGCTTTGGGTAAATATCCGAAATGGGAGCGCAAAACGCATTTACGTGGCAAAGACAAAGGCAAGCAGTATTGGAAGCAAACTTTCGTAGACGGCGGCGTAAGAGATGTTTTGGAAATCAGTAAGCAACTTAGTTACTATAAAGTGCTGATGAAGAAACACGGATTAAAGGTTAAACAAATACTCGTACAAATGCTTATCCGTGGCGGTTTAGACAAGGTAGCAAAAGAATACGGTTTAACCAAGACAGGGTATATCGTAAAGCTAAATGGTATCTCTGAACGCTGGATTGTACGGTATATGAAAGCTAAGTATGACAGGCTAATGAAAGCACTCGAAACAAACGAAATGCCGCCTGTATGCAAAAACCGTTGGCGTGACCTTAAATGTAAAGATTATTGCGGCGTAAATATGTATTGCCCATATTATCTGGAAAAGTACGGTAAAGGTGGTGAGTAGTTATTGGACGAGCGTGTCAAACATGAAGACAGAGACCTCATTGGACAACGAGTAATTGAGTCGGAGTTTGGTACTGGAACTATTATTGACGTGGCTTTTGAAGAAGAAACCAACCAAGATATTTTCTGTGTACGCTTCGACAAAAAGAACGTTGACATTCTGCATGAAGGTCTCGAAAAATACACCGGAGACTTGCCGGAAGAACATAGAGAGGGCAGGTGTTGGTGGTGCGAGAAGGAAGAACTAACATTTATTTGAGCAAAGACGCTGAAAGAACCAGAATACATTTACCTACACTTGGACGCAGAACTATTGTCATAGCCGGTTTGCCTTTTAGCGGTCAGAAATTAGCCGCACAGACGTTTTTCAAGCACTTTGAAGGAATATATGCCAAAGACTACAATGACGTTTCTACAATGTTTTATGGCGATATGGCAAGGATATTTCAACACCCGGAATGGTTACAACCGATAGAAAAAACAGACATCATTATGAAAGACTGTATTTTAATTGAGCAGACATTCGGTTTTCCTGCCAGAGTTGTAGCCCCGTATTTTCAAGGCTGGTATGAAAAGATGTCTAAAAAACATAACCCGGAACTTGTAAAAAGGCAGATTACAGAGGACTTAATGCGCATATCAAAGTCAATGAGGTTGGGAATTATTACCTACAACATGGCAGATATGGCAAAACAGCTTGTATTGTATCACCCGTATGTACAAGAGGAATTTAAGGCGAACAAGGACGCTTTTAAAATCTGGATTGACTGCGATTTAGATTACTGTGTATACCATGCAGCCTTACGCAAAAAGAAATTTGACCGTGAAGTATTTACGCAGACTTATCTTGACAAAGTAATGGTTTTAAGACAGTTCGCAGATGTGGTTGTTCCGAACTATGGCTCTAAATTAGCGTTTACAAAATCCATTATTAAACTTGGGAAGGAGTATTATCTTGAAGAAAAATATTAAAAACAACAACAAAAAGACCAAAAAAGTATTTAACGATAGCGGCTTCAAACTTGCAGAAAGTGTCAGCGTTATTAAAGAAAGTGAATTTCCTTTGAGCCGTAAGGTTGGTTTAGCGTATGCAGCTACGGTTGCAGAGGAAGTGGCTCATTCTGCAAAACGTACCGGTAAATTAGGAGCAGAGGAAGGACGTTATTGCCCTAAAACCAAACCCGGTACTTGCTGGGCTTATAATCCGCATGAGAAAAAAGCCTAATCATTGTTTATGTGACCAATGTAAAGTAACTCAATGTGATAAAAAGAAAAACCTTGTAAAAAGAAAGCAAGGCAAAACAAACAGAAACACAGGTCGCTACGCCGAAAAACTGTTCCAGAAATGGTGTGACGACAACAATATATACGCATACCCGACTATCATGTCCGGTAAGCATAAAGAAATTGCAGACAAAGTTGACGAGAAAAAGTATATGTTTAGCGGAGATTTCCATATCGAAGGAATTACAGAAGACCGCTTAAAAGTAGAGGTTAAGAAAAGACAGCTAAACTTACTGCAAAGATACTATTCTGCTACAAAATTCGGAGACGTTGTTGAGATTAAAAACTTTTGTGTGCTGGTTAGTGCTGATACCTTATTAGGCATTGTGCGTAGGCACGGAGAATATAATACAGCCGTTGTAGAAGATAAAAAGCACTCAATGTTGCACGGGTTTTTCAATCAAGACAACGCAGATATTGTAGCAATGATAGCTAAAGACAGTAACAGGTATCTCGACTTTGTATTTGCGATTAAAAAAGATGTATTCAAAAAAATATTAGATTAAAGGAGAAAACTCAATGCAAAATACTATTACGGTTAAAGGTAAGTTAAATTTTCAGCCTAAAGTTTCTAACTCTAAATCTGGCAGCGCATACGCTAATTTTCAGATTGGTGTGTATGACGGTAAAGACGCAAGCGGCAAACATAAATATTTCAATCTGAACGTAATTACGTTTGATGAACGTACTGTAAACGGTCTTATGGACTTGACCTTGCCTGCGAATGTTGTTGTAACTGGTCGTCTTGCTGATGATAGCTATACTAACAAAGAAGGTAAAAATGTACGTGCAATTAAAATTGTCGCTGACACTGTGGGGGTAGAACTGTAATGCTTAGTATTAAAAAAGATTTCAAAGTTGGTACTGTATATAAACTGCCGAAAGGTATTTGCGGAGACATTGACAATAAAACTGTTCTTCTTGAAGAAAAAGCAGAGATTGAGTTTGTAGGCGTTGATAATGAAGACTTAGTATTTAAGATTATTAAACCTGCTCGTTTGAAAGGTAAAACTTTATTGGTACTTGCTATTAGTGCTTTAAGTGCTTTGTTTGAAGAAGCAGTAGACGAAAAAAGCAATACAGTATTTAAACCCGGCGATAAAGTAGAACTGTTCCGCTCCAATGCAGGTAATAAAGTTGGCAGAGTGTTTACCTTTGTTGATTACTTACCGGAAGCCGTTGGCAATCTTGACTGTGTGTGCAAAACCGCAGAAGGGGCAAGCACTTTTGGTATTAGCAAGAATTTGCGCTTGGTAGCCGAAAAAGAACCTATCCGTAAAAAGATTGGTCAAGCCGATTTATTGAGACATCTTTTCAATGACAAAAGCTATGTTGATGTATACCGTAACGGAAACAAAACCATTGCTTTGTATTTTGAATACGACGAAGAAGGGAAAAAGAATGTTTATGAAGGTGTAGCACGTTGCAATCCTAATGACAAATTCGACCCTTTGTTCGGCGTAGCCTTAGCAGTAGCAAGGGCAATGGGAGACGAAGACAAGGAAGAATTACTGCTTAACGAAGGAATGATTGCATGACTGATTGTGTAAAAGCTGAATTAAAAAGTAATGTAAATAGCTACGGGGCATGGTGGCGAGACACTATTCCCCAAAACATCTTGAAGAAAAAATACTTCCACGAAGAAGAATTAAAAGTTGCAGAAACAGACTTTGATAAAGCGTTTTTGATGTTCGTAGAACGTGTTGCAGGTATTTTTCCGAAAGATAAAGATAAAATCGGTGAATTTGTAGCCGAAAGCATTATTGACGGTACTTTCTTACCGGCAGGAAGAACGCTTTACGGTGCAGGAGCGAAAGGCAAATTTAAAGCAAGTCTCTCCAACTGCTACATTATGCCCGCTCCAGTAGACTGCATTGAAAGCATATTTGATACTGCAAAGGAAATGGCGAGAATTTATAGTTACGGTGGTAAACACAATAACTGCCACCCTGTATGGCGACATACAGTAAAAAAGTTGGTGAACTCGTAAATGCGAGGTGTCCTTTATATAAGGGCTAACGGTGAAACCCTAACGCTTATAGGCGAGGGCAATACCGTGCCAAGTTTAACGAATAGCGAGGATATTATTATAGCAAAACTTATACCGGGTTTTTTAAGTCATTATATTACTACGAATGGTCAAATTTATTCTATTAGAAAATGTCGTTATGGAACAAAACTACACAAGTTATCAACAAAATATGATAAAGACGGTTATTTATACCTTGGAATTAGAGAAAAAGGCAAAAGATATTGGCGTAGAGTTCACAGGCTTGTTTTAGAGACTTATTCTCCTAACCCAGACCCTATTAAATATCCTTTAGTAAACCATAAAAACGGCATAAAAGACGATAACCGACTTGAAAATTTAGAGTGGTGCGATAATTCGTATAATATGCTTCATAGTTTTAAAGAACTCGGTAGAAAAGGCGATTGCTATAATCGCATTAAATGCAAGGTTGGAGATAAAGTTTACAATAGTTTAACTGAATGTGCCATTGATTTAGGTGTTACTGTTAGCACTACAAGTAAGAGCTATTTACTTCAACGCAAAATGCGAAAATCCAAACTTGCCGTTGAAAAGGTGTAACGACTATCCGAAAGGAGTAGTTAAACGGTGAAATTCCGTTTAACGAAGTGCCAACCTCTCTATAAGTTAGAGATGAAGATATAGTCTACTCCATTAGAAATAATGGGTTAAGTGGGTTGCGGTGTAGATATTAGCAATCTTAGACCAAGAGACGCTATTGTTCATAATTCTGCTAAGACTTCCAGCGGTGCAGTTAGCTTTATGGACGTATTCAATATTGTTGGCGAAGTAATTGGCAACAATGGACGAAGAAGCGCACTTTTAATCGCACTCGATTGCACTCACCCGGATATTGAAGAATTTTTAACGATTAAGCAAAACAATGACAAAATTCAAGGAGCAAATATCTCCATTAAATTTACTGATGAATTTATGAAAGCAGTTAAACGTGGCGAAGATGTGACGCTTCGTTTTGACAACAAAGAAGCTGACGTACACGTTGAGCGCAAAATTAACGCTGCCGAATTTTTCCATAAATTTGCAGAAGCACAACGAGAGTGGTGTGAGCCAGGCGCACTGTTCATAGACATGGTGCAAAACTGGAATTTATTATCGGGCTATCCGAAAGAGGATTACAATATCGAAGTTACCAATCCGTAAAATGCGTGCGGCTTTGTATGGCAACATACATTGAAAAACCTTGTGAAAACGGTGAAAGCTAAGTCAATAGATATGCTAATACCGTGCCAAGCGTCAACAAAAGGAGACGAAGGTGTAACGACTAATTGAGTAGCCTAAAGCATAAGCTATGGTGAAAGAACACGAGCGCAAGGGTTCTCAAAGAGAATATGATATAGTCTGACCTGTATAGAAATATACAGTGCGGCGAATAAAAGTAACCGCAAAAACAATATTTGGCGCAGAGTTTTGTTCAAATGCTTATAACTCATGTAACTTGGGTAGCATTAATCTCTATAACTTCGTAAAAAACCCGTTCACCAAAGAAGCAGAATTTGATTTTCATAGTTTTTGCCGTACAGTTAGCAAAGCTGTAATCGCTATGGATATGATACTTGACTACGGTTATGATATGCAGCCATTAGACGCAAACCGTAAATGTATTGACGATTGGCGCAGTATCGGTCTTGGTGTATTCGGTCTTGCTGATATGCTCGTTGCTATGGGTTTAAAATACGGTGAGACAGAAGCAATTAGACTGATTAGAGAGATTATGTATCAAATGCAGCAAATGGCATATATCACTTCTGCAAGGCGTGGTCACGAAAAAGGCAGCTTTGGTAAATTTGACCCTAAAAAGTTTTATACGAGCGACATGGTAGATGATATTCGTACTGGTTTAACGGCGCAAGTAGACAGCGATACTTATGGTGCAATGCGAAACGGCACGCTTCTTGCAATCGCTCCGACAGGTTCAATTTCAATGTTGTTCCGTGAAAGTGGCGGCGTAGAACCGTACTACAACGTAGCTTACGAGCGTACAACCCACGTACTTGAAAAACAAGGTAAATCGTTCCATATTGCAATGCTCGGTGTAGAACATCTTTTGAAATCCAAAGGTATCGAACCCGGTAGCCTTAGCAATGACGAGATTAAAGCTAAATTTCCGTTTGTTGTTGATACCTACGATATTACACCGGAAAAACGTGTTGACCTTCAAGCAACAATGCAAGGTTATGTAGATAATGCAATCAGCAGCACTATTAACCTAAAAGAAGATACTACCGAACAGGAAATTTTCGACCTGTATGTATATGCGTGGGAGCAAGGTTGCAAAGGAATTACAATCTTCCGTGATAACTGCAAACGTATCAATATTATGGGTACTGACCACGGTGTAAAGAGAGCAGATATTAAACAAGGCGAACAAGCCCCTAAGATTACTGTAATCGAACAGCCTGTTACGGAGCAGGAAATGCAGGAATGTAGACTTGATTACTTAGAACCAGTAAAACGTGGCGATAAGATTAAATCACTCTGGGGTAGAACGTTTGTATACCATACAGCTTGTGTTAAGAAGTTTTATGTGACCGTAAACGTCAAAGATAATGACATTTTTGAAGTGTTCGTTGGGGCTGATACTGGTTGCCAAGCTAACATTAGCACTATTACAAGACTGACGAGTTATGCACTTCGCTTAGGCGGTAAAGCACTCGATATTGCAGATGAACTCGACCACGCTACCTGTCCTGCTTGTATGCACTTACGTAAGACTGGCGACAAAACCATTAATCGCTCTTGTGCAAGCTGTATCGCAAGTGCAATTAAAGAAATGTACGCTACCTTAAAAGGCGGTAAGTCAACGGCAGATGAAGCCAAACTGGTGAACGAAATGCCGCCAAACAAGGTAACGGAAAAGCCAGTAGAAACAAGCCAGCATACCGGTATGGCAGAGTGTCCAGAGTGCCACCAGAAAACACTTGTACCGGACGGACACTGTGTAAGCTGCCCTAACTGTGGGTATACAAAGTGTAGTTAATATGCTTCATATCGTTAGTTTAAGTGGCGGTAAAGATAGTACGGCAATGCTCTTAATGATGTTGGAAAGGGAAATGCCTATTGATTACATACTGTTTTGTGATACCGGCGTTGAATTTCCAGAGATGTATGAGCATTTACAAAAAGTAGATGATTACATTGGAGAGAAGTACGGTAAGCATATCACTTATTTAAAATCAGATAAAGATTACCAATATTACTTTTCCGAAAGAGTAATTACTAAAGGCGAGCGTAAAGGTACTAAAGGTTATGGTTATGCTTCAACTCGTAATCGTTGGTGTACTGACCGTTTAAAGGTTAAACCGCAGGAGAAATTTACGAAAGCATTAAAACAACCGTACATACTTTACTGTGGTATAGCGGCAGACGAACCGGAGCGTTTGAAACAATATGAATATAAACGCTATCCTCTCGCTGAATGGGGAGTAACGGAAGCACAGTGCTTAGATTACTGTAAAGCACTTGGATTTACTTGGGGCGGCTTGTATGACAAGTTCAACAGAACAGGTTGTTACTTATGTCCGCTCCAAAGCAAAAATGACTGGCGTGTTTTATACAAAAATTACCCAGAATTATTTAAACGTGCAATGGAAATTGAAGCAGGTAAGCAAGGAACAGATTTAATGAACCGTTGTAGATTAACCGATTACAAAGCACAGTTCGAGTTTGAAACGAAAACTGGTAAAAGTTATAAACGCTATCCAAGAGACCCAGATAAAATAAAGAAATTTCAAGACAAAGAAATTGCCTTATTAGAAAAGGAGAAACAATGTCCAAAGGAACAAAAATAGCCGAAGGACTGCGTAAATACAACAGAGATGTGCGTGCTAAACAGTACGCACTCTCATACGCAGACTATCAGAATAAAGTAGCAATGAGCCAGCTTCAAAATTATATTGCTGTATTGCATAGCAGATATGCAACGAGTTTACATAGCTACATCAACGTATGGCAATACGTTAGCAAGTTTGTTAGACCGTATCAAATGGCAAGCAAAGTACCAATAGTAATAGGAGTAGCGAAATGAAAGTAACAAATTATCACGTATATGATATTGCAGAAAGCATTGTAGCAAGCGGTTATCCAATGCGAACCGATTTTACGCAACTTAAAATTGACACAGAAATTGCGTATGTGCGTAACTACATTAAATGCTTACTGAAAGGTATGACTACCGAACAAGCAGACGAAGCAGCGGCAAGTTACCTGCAAGGCGAAGCATTAGAACGTACACAAAGACATATTAAGAGAGCATTTAAACTGGCTAAGAACAAAGTAGGCTCTGGTCATAATAACTTTGTTTCCGGCATTGTAGTAAATTTTGATTTAACTGCTCCGAGATATTTCTGGAACGAATTTCAGCGTTACCATTTCCTGCAAATCGTATCGAGTAGCAGCCAAGTTCATAAACTTACCAGCTTCAACCTCGAACAAACACCGGGCTTGACAGAAGAAGTATGGCGTAATGCTGAAAGCCTTATTGAACAGTATAAAAAAGAAGCCATTACTTGGGACGAACTCGTAGCTAATATGCCGCAAGGTATTGAACTGACCGCTCGTATTTCAACCAATTATTTACAGCTTAAAACAATCTACAATCAGCGTAAAAACCACCGTAGCAAGCACTGGAAAGAATTTTGCGAATGGATTAAAACCTTACCTCTCGCAAAGGAGTTAATCATTAATGGCTAACGGAATACCAACAGCAGACGATAAACGATTAGCGCAAAAAATGTATTGCGATAAGAAAAAAATACCGTACTTTGCCGGAGACGGTGTCTGTCCAAGTTGTCATAGAAATATGTTTGAAGGGTATTCTTATGAGAAATGTGCCAATGATATTATTTCCGGTTGTCCGTATTGTCATTGTTCGCTCGTAGATTGAAGGGGGATTATAAATTGTTATCAGTAGAAAGCGAAAATTTTAGAATAGGCGACCTTGTGAAAATCAATGCAAGGTTTAATCCAGACGACAACAAGGTAGGTACGATAGTAAGTATTTACGACAATTACACCGTAGAAGTTGACCTTGGTAAAAACGCTATGAGTAATCTGTTTAAAGTTGATGATATTGTACGTGCTTCTTTGGAAGATGTGCGTAATGCTATTCAGAGAAAAACTGTTCGTAAACGTGGTTTTGAATTATGTAAAGGTTACGAAAACAATCAGCTTCCAATCCGTAAAACTTTGCATAGCGCAGGTTATGATTTTGTAGCACCGTGCAATATCTTAATACCTGCTCATGGTCATAGCGAAGCTATTGTAACTGGTATAAAAGCATATATGCAGGAAGACGAAGTATTAAACCTTTATATTCGCAGCAGTTTAGCGTTTAAACACGGTATTATCTTGGCTACCTGCGTATCTTGTATAGATAGCGATTATTATAATAACCCAGAGAACGAAGGTAATATCGGCTTTAGATTATATAATACGAGTGATTTACCTGTTTTAATTAAAAAAGATGAACGAGTTATTCAAGGCGTGTTTGTTAAATACCTTGTAGCTGATAATTGTAATTCTAATGAAATTCGTAAAGGTGGTGTAGGTAGTACAAATGATTGAACGCATTGAAACGGTATACGATACAAGCCGAGACGACTTTACAGAAAAACTTGGTCGCTTAGTCGAACAAATGCAACATGATAACTTAACCGTTGAAATCCAATATAGTTTTGCTTTTACAGGTTTTGAGCAACAACGCCCGCAAAAAGCGTTTTCTGCTCTGGTTATAGGGAAACTTAACAATGGGTAAGGTGTCTACCAATGAAAATTAAAAACGGTACGAACTTTGAAATTGTTTGTCATGTATTTAAAGTGCAGATAGGTTCTGATTTTTATTCTGTAATAGCGACAGGCAGCAGATATAAAATTGTTCAGTATTTTAAACAAGAACTTGGAGCAAGCAAAGTAATCTGGTCAAAAAGTATGCTTTGCAGAAATTCTAAAGTTTTTAACATGGGTAAACGCTCAAAGATTATTGCCAGAGACGGTTTTGTGCTGAAAATGGAATTTATGTATTCTCTCGGCACAATCCGCTCCAAAGTCTTGAACGATATACAAGACGGAAAACAAGGGAAGAAGGGAAATTTATCAGAAGTAAAGATTGGTTAGCAGAAGCTACCTCTTATAGAGACATTGTAAAATTTTCGGCAAGTGAAGATGAAAATACAATGAGACAAAAAGACCTGCGTGTAGCGGAGAAAATCTACTATGCGCAGGACGAGAGGTACTTATCATACAAACAAAATCCAGAAGAAATTTTAATCGACAAAGAACGAAATCAAGCTATTAAAGACTTCTGGGCTTTGTTAAAGAAAAGATTGTCAAAAAAAGAATTTGATACACTTACGGTGTTTGTAAGCACTGGTAACAAAGTTAGAGAAACTGGTAGAAAACTTGATATTGACGAAAAACAAGTCAGAAGAAACATTGGTTATATCCAAAAGAAAGCCAAAGTATTGCTTGAGGAAATGGGTTTAACCGTAGACGATATGAAAGATATTATCAGACCGCAAATTAATCTTGGTATGGCAAGGCATAGTCAAGGTGTTGGCTATCCGTTTGAAAAGTATATAGCACTCGCTCCGGGTAAATCTTGGTCATTCCGTTGGGGTAAAATGCGCCTACCAATCAATAAACCTTGCATGATACCGGAATACCTTAAAGCAAGCGGTTGTGATTGTGTATGCAATATCTGCTGTGAAAGCGATACCTGTAAACGAACTGACGCTTATCCAGAAAATGGAGAAACCGAAGAACAAAAAGAACACGCTAAACTAATTGCAAAAATCATGAGGAAGTTGCAACGTAACTATCGACCGCAAGACATTGCTGGTTTAGAAAAGGTGGCAAACTTCTGATGAAGCAACGAGTAGGCTGGTCAACAAACAAACACAGTGATTGGATATTCTTCTGTTTTGACGCTTACGAAAACTATTGCGGAGATGTCATTTACAATCCGTACAACACTCCGCTTAACCAAAGCGTATGTATGAACAAAGCAGCCGTTACCAATCATATTAACTCTATCAATGAGAATAGCCGTATAAGTAATACGTTCAGCTACATTAAATGTTTCAATATTAACGATAACAAGGTTTTTTGTATAAGCTACGAAGACTGGCTAAATAAAACCGGTAATTACAAGCTGTTTGAGCCAAAGGAAAGAGAGGTAACAATAGATGAATGGTAACATTTGGGAAGCAATTTGTGAGCATTTAGATGTAGAGCCAGACGAACCGTTTAAACTTAGCTTTGTAAGCGAAAAAGATTGCTTTGGGGAACGGTATAAAATTAAAACTTATGGTAAAGACGCTGGGTTATACGTAGATTTATTCGGTAATAATAATTGGGTAAAAAGCACTTTATACTTAAACAAACTTTTAGGTTTTGGTACAATCGCTATCCAAGAACCGTGGAAACCTAAAGTAAACGAGGAATATTGGCACATTTATTGGTATGTTGAAGAAAACGGCGATATTGCCCATATCGAAGTAGGGCAATCTACTTTTACCACTTGGTATACACCAGACTTGCTTCGTGTAGGCGTTAGTAACTGTTTTAAAACGGAAAAGCAAGCAGAGAACAACAAATTTAAAGTATTCGAGCGTTTAGTGGGCAAAACTTGGGCAGAATGGTGTGAAGAAAATGGATACCTCAATGCAGAAGCAAGTCAAACTGATTAACACATAAAAAAATAAAGAGCAGGGACGTTATATCTCTGCTCTAAATGTGTATTATCTTATATACAAAGTTTGCAACTATGCGTTTTCAAATATACTTGTTACCTGCTCTATTTGTTTAGATGTCATGTGTAAATACCTTTCGGTACTCTTAATCGACTTGTGATGTAAATGTTCCTTAATTTTATAAATGTCCATACCGTGTTCAAGCATAAATACTGCTGAACCATGACGGAAGGAATGAGCGGTTAAACCTTCAAAACCTGCTTCGTCACAGTAATTTTTAATTTTTACTCCCACGGCTTTAACATCACGGGCTTTGCCTTTGTTATCGAAAAGCCATACGGTTTGTTTCTTCTTTGCTTTGATGAAAGTTGCAATGTCTTTGGTCAAACCTTTCGTAAGGTAGATTTTGTAGTCATTACCATTTTTCGTATCGAAAAGAGTAATCGTACTGTCAGCTTCGTTGAAGTTTTCAGTCAGAATGTGAGTTGCTTCGGAAATACGCAAACCATTTTTGTATAACAAATCTACAACGATACGCAACCAGTCTTCTCTAATCATACTGCGAATTTTAATGTATTGCTCATGCGAAACCACTTCTGCTACTACTTTTTTCTGATGTACTGAATTTATAAGTTTAAGGATTGCTTCATGGTCTTTAATTCTATGAGTGTACCCATAATGAGTAAGAAATCCTTTTAAAGCCCTGCAACGTAAAACTTTCGTGTTTTGTGCTACATCAAAGCTGTCTAACCTTTTTGTAAGGTAATCAAGGCTTAAATCTACATTATCAGAATTAGGAAACCAGTTTTTCATTGCTTGTAAGTAGGCTTTGTAAGTATTATCGCCTTTAGTTGCTTTGACCACTTTCAGCCATTGTTTTAAATCTTTGTTCATTTTTCATTTCTCCTTTGTGTTTTATTTGTGTTTGTGTTTGTGTAGGTATGTTTGGTTAGACCTATATTCGTCAAGGTATGTTTTTGTAAACCAATTTTCAAATTCAGTTTTCAGTCAGAAACCAATTTTCAAAATCAGATTTTCTTTTTCCTTCATTTTCTATTTTTTTATCAAAAGGAGTGATGTGTATTGGCTTCTAAAATCGAAGAATATGGACTTACCGATACCGCTATACAGATGTTTCGAGAAGGACAATCTTTCGGTAAAATCGCTGCTGCATTAAATACTATGCTACCGGAAGGAGCAGAACCAGTATCTACTATGGCTGTATACCGCCTTAGAAAGAACCCTGTAATTGACAGTAAAGTCAAAGAACTCTTGCTCGCTGATAGCGTAGGTTCTGTGTCTGCAAATGTACAGCAGGACGAAGAAATTAATCCGTACACTGAAACTTGCAGGCTCATTGAAGACTGTGATGTGCAGATTGACACAATCAAGGCTCGTTTGCAAGCTACCAAGAAAGCGACCGTTGGTTCTAAGTATGAACTTGACAATATGGGTTTGCTTGCTAATTTAATCAGCCGTAAACAATCACTATTGAAAGATGTTGCTTTGTATCAAAAAGACCTTGCCAATATCGACAATGTTAAAAAAATGATGAAGATAATGGTAGAGTTGATGAAACAGGAAGCACCAGACGCTTACAATACGTTTAAAGAACGGTTGGTTAAAGAAGTTAAATTTCAGACGCTTCTAAAATGAAAATTTTTAAGCCCAGCGATTTTGTAAAAGTGCTTTATGCCTTTTCTGCGCTGGGTTTTTCTGCGCCCCAGTCATTTTTATTTTCGCCATTATGCCGCTTTACCCAAACCACGTCATAACCGAGCATATCCAGAATGTTGACAAGGTCAACGTAGCGGAATGTTGCGCCATTAATTTGTGGTGACAACGTGCCTTTTGACTTGCCTAACATTGCCGCCAGACTTGCTTGAGATTGATTGCAATCAATCATTAATTTTTTGAAGTCTTTGGCAAATTTATCTTTTGTTAGTACCGGCATTTATAGACCCCCTTTCTGTTACTGTAAACAGTATAGCAAAAAGTTTGTAGTTTGTCAAACATTGGCAGAAAAAAGCCGAACGGATAAAAAACTACATTATATAACAAAAGGCGAAAATAATTCGGCAAAAGCCGAAAAAAATACAAAAAAATACTTGCACTTTATATCACTATGTGGTATTATATAGACGTGGAAGGGAAATGCCGAACGGCGAACGGGCAAAGCCGAACGCCGAAAGAGCCGCCAGACAAGCGGCAAAGCCGAAAAGCTATAATAAGTACCTTTAAAACTTAATAACCACGAAACAGACAGACCGCGCCGGGCGTTGGCAACCGGCGTTGTATAAAAGCCAACAGAACGCGACGCCGCTAAAATGCGTACACTTTACCGGGTAAAGGTAAATAAATGGTTATAACCGGAAGGGGTTTATATAAAATGACTAAAAAAGAAAAAAACATTTTAAAGCAACAGATTGCTAATACTTTTTTTCGCCGTAATGTTGCCGAGTTTGCCGACGTTGTTTTTGGTGATAAGCCTAATTTACAGGAAGCCGCAAAATATACTGAACAGCTTAACGCCTTGCAATCGCTTTGCAATGAATTAGGCGTGAACGAAATTTTTGCCGAAGTCGCAGAAGCCAATGCAAAAATTGTAGCAAAAAATTTGCAGGAGCGCGAAGCGTTAAAAGCAAAGGGGGTATTATAATGCAGGACTTGAAAACATTAAAAGCCGCTTATCAAAACGCTTATAAAGGTTATGAAAAAGCGTTACAATCAGCGGCAGCGGCAACAGATAGCGAGGGGCGCACATTTTACGCAGCACAAGCGGGCGTGTTGTGGGGGTTGTATGTAAAAGCGCGTGAAGCATACACGGCGGCAACGTGGGCGAACGCGGAAGCGGAAGCCGTGGCGAATATTGAAGCAATTTACAATAATATTCGCGAGAAGCTGGAGTTATTAAAAGAGAACGAGGGGCGAGGTTATGAAGTTAAATAAATACGGCTTGAAAATAACCGGGCTTAAAAAATTGGCAGGAGAATTGCAAGCGACTTTGCCAAAACATAACGATTGGTACAGCGGTAAATATTTTCAGATAAATTTAAATACGGAGACCGGCGAAGTCTGGGGCGACTTTTTTTACAGCTTAGGGAAAAATAGCTGGAGCGAATACCACGACGAAAACATTATTGTTATTGGCAGGACTTATAAACCGTTAACAATGCAAGGAATTATTGATAAAATTGCGTACGAATTAAAAGACTTGCAATATCAAGAGCGGCACGGCAGCGGCATTACATATTTTTACGGCAAAGCAACAAAAGAATTTTTAGGCGTGCCGTATTATGATTGATTGACAGGAAGGGGCGGCAAAAATGAAAACTTTAACAAAAATGTATTTTGATATTAATAATAAGAAAGACTGTAATAAATTAAAATTTGTTGTTGCTTATGATAATGACAAAAAAGAATATAACTTTTATGCAGATTTTACTTTTGTACAGTATTATGATAATGCGCCGGGCTTAATGGCAGAAACATTTTTTATAGCAGCAGATAATGTATTTTTGCCAACATGGACCTTAAAAACGGTCAGCAGGCGTTTAGGTAAAAAAGCTGAAAATACTTTAATTTTGCAAGCATTAAAATTGTTTACCTTGTTTGTACAAAAAGATACAGAAACATTTTTGCAAGCTGACAAGGATAAAATTTTACAAATTGCAAAAAATGCTGAAAATAATTACAGCGAATTAAAGGCAGGGGCAAAAAATGATTAAAATATATAGCATTGTAGCCGGTAGTGTAATAACGGTATGGCAAACGCTTTTGCAACCGGTAAAAATAACGCCTTTAGAATTAATAATTATATTAATAGGCGTTGTTAGTATATCCAGTATATAAATAGACAGATAAACACAAAAACACAAACATACAAAAAGGAAGTGTAAAAAATGTTACGCACTAATAGCAACAAATTTAAAGATAAAGTATTTACATATATTGTAGACGTAACAGAAGGGCATTTTTTAGACGCGGAAATTGAAGCCGAATACAACGAAAAAACGGCAGCGGAATTTATTTACAATGCTTTTAAAGCCGAATATAACTGCGAATATTGCCAAAAATGTTACCCGAATACGCAAAGGCGCATTTCCGAATGGTTGCAAGGGCTGGGTTTACCGGTAGCGTGCGGTGAATATGAGTGCGCGGAAATTATGGCAGACTGGCAAGAAACAGAACACGCAAAAGCCGAAAAAACATTGCAACGCTGGAACGGTAAAAAAGGCTTTAATTTTACAGGCTTTTGTAATTTGTTAGCTTATTTTATTTTAAAACTTTGGGAGAAGCACGGGTTAAATATATACGCGTTAAATACTTATAAAAGGGGGGGCTGTAAATTATGTTAAGGGCAGACGCTATGGTAACAATTATAAACGGCAGAGAAAGGGCGCGTTTATTATATAACGCGGCAGATGAAGCAGAAAGTACAGCATACCGTGCATACTTACAGGCACAGAGCGAAAAAGCAATGGCAAAAGGCTTTTACGACAGGTTATGCGGCTTTAACGGCTTTATCTGGCAAGCAGAACACTACATTTTAACGGCTTACACAAAAGCAGGCAAGTATCAATATAATTATTATAGATATTTTTTACAGTTTGGAAATTCTTGCACTAAAGAAAATTATTTATTTGCCGAAGTAAAAGAAAGACCGGAAAAAAAGCGCGATAAATGGCAAGTAAATTTATATTTGGCAAGGGATATATACACGTATAGCGCATATATTTTTGACGACAACATTACATTAAAAGACGTGGAACGCTTTACAGGCGGCTTTAACTTTAAAACTTTAGACAGCGCAGAGAGTTTTGCACGTGAAAAAATTACAGAATTTAATAAATTTTTAAGGGGTTTACCTATTTATAAAAAAACAATCGACTTTTTAAGCGACAACGTTGACGCACTTGACGAAATACCGGCATTAAAAAACGCAGCCGAAAGATAAAGAAACAGAAAGGCGGTAAAGCTATGTATATTACAAAAAACGACTTAAAAGCCATTTATATTTTGCCACTGGGTAGCAGCAAAGGCAGACTGCATATTAATTACAAGTACACGCTTTTAGCAGAAACGCAAAATATTGGAGTACATTTTTTACAGATTGACGGCGCAAAAAAAGCAAAAAAAAGTGATAAACCGTATATTTATTACAATCATCAAAGCGGCGGCGAAGGGTTGACACAAGACGTTTCTAACAAATTAAGCGCGGCAGGCATTGAACACTGGACTTTTTTAGACAGAAGCCGTGACGGCGTGCCGGTATATACCTTGTCGGACTTAGGTAGTACAGTTAGCTTGAATTATGTAAAGGTAGGTAAAAGTAATGGATAAAAAAGCAATCGCTTATTACAATATAGGTATATTAGATACAATTTTTATATATGATATAAATTATAATATTAATGATTGCGTAATATTTAAGCATGCAAGGCAAAAAAGACTGCATAAAGCAAAAATAAGATATAACAGGTTCGGCGGCGCCTATTTTATCACTTACGGCAGGCGCGTTTATATTGGTTGTTGCATGCTAATTAATGATTAAAGGGGGCTTTAAAATGTATGTATATATGCAAGGTGCAAAATGTAGCTATACAGTAAACTTTATTGCACGTAAAAATGGCAGGTTATTTACAACAATAAAAAACTATGCAAAATTAGATACAGCAAAAAAGAATTTAATTAAATTATGGCAAAAACATTACAGTGCAGGCAATGTGGTCACATTGGCACGTATTATTGATAGCCGGGGCGAAGTTATGGCAGACTTATTTGAAGGGTAGGGATATAAAATGACTAAAACATTGAAATATATCAGTAATTTTATTCAACAAACTTTTAAGCAGGTAGAAAAAACGCACCGTTCGCTTTTTGCCAATTTGTTTATTAATAACGGCGAAGTGTTTATCACTAATACACATTATGTAATTAAGTTTACAACATTTATAAACCCTTTGGAGTTTAGCACGGTAGACTGTACAACAAGATATAACAAAAATTTTAACGATAAAACGGTTAAAAATTGCGAAAATATTTATATAACAGAAGGAAATGCAGCGGCAAGTGCTAAAAGCTATACAATCACAAGGAAGGAATTTAAAGACTTATTAAAAGACAACAAGCAAGCAGAGTTTTTTAATATCAACGGTATTTATTTATCTGTTAAGTATTTAAAACGCTTTTATGCTTGCAACAAGTCTATTACTTTTTACCATAACCGAAAAGACTTTTACCCGGTATTTTTTACGGGCGATAAATTTAACGGCGTGCTTGCGCCAATGCGTAAACTTGATGATTGCAACAAAACAATTATTTACCCGGTAAAGGGCGGTGAATAATATGTTACATTTATTAAGCCTGTTCATACTTTATTTACTTATTAAAGAATGATAAAATAAGACAGAAGGACGGTAAAAATATGAAAATAACAGGATATAACAATAATAATAAACCGTGTTTGTGGCTTGATAGCATAGCAGACGGTCAACAATATTTAGCGGAGAAACAATATTTTGAAGAAGGTAAAGAACATTTTAATACATTGCAAAAAATTTTTGATTGTGCTTTCGGTAGCGTGCAAGGTTTACAGTATATTGTGGCAGGTAAAAAAGTATTACATTATAACAATGGCTTTATTATTACAAGTGTATACGATAAAAGCTACCCGTATTATAAAGGCGCATTTATAAGTAAGATAAAAAGGTAGGTGTATAAAAATGTATTTAAGTGTAAACGGAAAAAGACACTACGGCAACACGCCAAAAGAATGTTTAGATACTTTTTTAGGATATGCGGATATTTACGGCAGCGCAAAAGATTGTGTTGTACGTGATATAATTTACAGCCGGGCATCCGTTTTAATGGCTGACGCTGACGAAACAGAAAATATTAATTTAATGGCTTTTGATGATTGGCGATTGAATAACACAACAAAAGCACGGTTATATAATATCCACTTCGGCGACTAATGAAAATAACAAGGGCTTGTACAATTTACATTGTACCGGCTCTTTTTTTATACCCTTGATATATCTGTATAGTTTATAATATATCCGTGTATTATAAATAGCTAATACTTAATAAACGTATACAAATAGTTATAATTAACCCTGCTATAAATACGCTAATACATGGCTTTATTGACGCATACACGGCATTTTCGGCAGGATAGCAGGCTTTTAAAAAAATGTGCTTGCTTGTATTGTATACGGCTTTATATATATTGCTTGTATCAATCGTATTAATTATAACGTGTATATTGTATCGTATACAGCAAAAACAGGCTTATAGCGGCTTATAATGCGTGTACTGGCATAGTTTACAGTGTATGTATATTTGTATATACAACACGTACTCTATTAGCTAACAACGCATACAATTTATAATACGGTAGCTTGATTGGCTTTTGTATATGGCGGCTTGTATCGTATACATTGGTTATATTATAGCATTTTAGTATGATATAATAGCTACATGGCATACACTTGATATATTTATGCTTGAATGGTATTAGAATACTTGTGGATAAGTCGTATAAAACTGTGGATAACTGTGCGGATAGTTGTGGATAAGTATGTGGATAACTCATAACTATTACAAATAAATTTGTACTTTCGTACATATTTTGCGCACTCAATGCCAAAAATAGAGGGACAAAAAACGTCCCAATATATCATACTACATAAGTAGGAATTAACTCAAGTAATAATGTATTATTATTTCTCATTTTAGCGTACTAAAGAGCCGGAAACGCAGACAGCAAGCGGCTTTGCAGGGACTCCGGGGGTAAGTTTATTTTAACCAAAGCCGCATACCACGCCACGGAAAGCGCATATAGTTTATACACGTGCCTGCGGCACTACTACTCACCCAACAACTCTCTAATGTATACGTTACACAACATATCCAACCAAGCGTAAAACTAAGTGTATACGAACTACTCCTACACCTACAAAAACCACTACACGCCTACTAAGTGTACGTGTTACCACTAACCGTAACATTAAGCATACACGAAACGAGTTGTATACCTTGTTACGCATACGATTTTTAACGCAAAAGCGGAAGCCAGTGTATACGTTACGAGTTACTTTGACCGTGGTAAATTGTAGTGTACTACGATTACAGCTTTATTTTACCGTGTAAGCTACTACGTATACATTAGTTACCGTGTTAAGCCTAACAGACCTAATTTCTTCACGGTCAACAAATTCTGTAACTCACTAAAGCGAAACAGGTGTATGCGAAGCAAGCCGGAAATGACTTGAATTGCCCAAGAGAACAAGACAGGCAGTTTACACGTGTTCCCCTTTTTTAGACCGTGGGCAACATTGTTGCCTTGTATATATGCAAGTACGATACTAATGTATGACTATGCCAGTAAAAACCTGTCGAAGTTCGATTGGTAGTGAACCGAGTGTATACGAGGTGAGCGTGCAATTCGTCTGTATGACTAATACCGTATGAGAGACTTTGCTCGTAAGGTAGTAGTTCTAACACTTGAAATATGACATCATAGTGACATCAAGTGTCCGCAAAGTCTCGATTTGTACCCAATATATAGAAGGGGAAAACGAGATACACTGTGAGTAATACGAGCGAATGAATACGAGCGAGTATTACGAACCAAAAGAACGTACAAGGGTAGTTCGTGATAGATTGTAATTGAATGAGTTTGAAGTGAACTCCCAAGTGAACTTTAAACGAGTGAAATTACAATCGTACTGGAAGCATAGTGAAGTGATTGTATTGAGTTTGTTTGAGTTCCCAAGCGAAAACAAACGAAAGACATTCACTGAACGGTGTTCTTAGTGAAAACGAGCAATCGTAAGATTGCGAAGGGTGAACGTAAGTGAACCCGAAGTAATTTGTAAGAATTACGAGTTTGAACTTAGAACAATACTCTCTGTAAGAGTAAAGGTTTCCTTTACAGTTTATTAAGCATAGCTTAATTTAGAGTACGGAAGCTACTATTCATACACTTGTTATTCGTTTACCGGGTTAAGGTTAATTGTAACTATTTTTAGTGAATGTAACTTTGGTATTGTTATATTATGCGGCATAAGTTATCTACACTAAATGTCCGCAAAATGCCAAAATGTACCCATTATATAGAGGGACATTTACTCTGCTTTATACGCCTGCTGACTTGCGAGTTGGCAGTGATAACATGGCAGCAGGTAGGAGTAGTCTCCTAATAAGGCTCATAACCTTGTATAAACGGTGCAATTCCGTGTGCTGCAACCATATATAACAGCTTTACCGTTGACAGGAGCGACCGTAAGAGATACTTGCAAGGGTATTAGCTGTTAGACTTTACATTGGTACATTAGTAAAACCGGGTATGGTGGTTTTGTATTGCGAGCAAGTTTTGTTGGCATGAGTTTTAGCACATACCCCTCCTTCCTATAAAATCTACACGAAAGGATTAACTATTTTGATTGGTAATCTCTATGTAATACGAAACAACGAAAACGATAAAATTTACGTTGGCAAATGTTATTATCCTCTTAGCCAGCGTATGAAAGACCATATTAACAAAGCTAAACGAAATCTCTACAAAGATGAAGACGGTAACTATCGTTTACATACAGCTATGCGTGAAATCGGTTACGATAACTTTACAATCGAGTTAATTGGACGTTTCAGACAAGGCTTGCTCGAAGAAAAAGAAATCGAATATATCCGTAAATACGATAGTTTTAATAACGGTTATAATGCGTCTTTAGGTGGAGATAACCCTGCTGTTGTGAATATTGGTAAAGAAAATGACATCATTTTTCAGTATTGCGTACAAAAATTACCTATAAATCAAATAGAAATAAACTTAAATATATCTGCTCATACGATTAAGACTGTACTTGCTTCACGGTATATCTTTGCTAAGAACATATACAGTGTAAAACCTAAAACTTGGATAGCAAAAGTAAACCCTACTACTGGCGAATGGATTGAACTGTATGCGTCAGTAACGGAAGCAGCTTTAAGTGTGGGCAATAAACAATGTGACAGCCATATTATTAAGTGCTGTAAAGGCAAGCGTAAAATGGCTTACGGCTTTTCTTGGCAGTATGCCTAATTATACGCCTATAAATATCGCTCAATAGGAAACGGCGTAAGCGAACATACAATTTTACTGGTAGTGCGGGTCAGAACTTACTCGATAAGTGATGATAAGGAATAGCTACCAGTTATGGTGGCATAGTTTAAATGGTTAAAATATCGCCCTGTCACGGCGAAGTTTAGGGTTCAATTCCCTATGCCACTGCCAATATGGGTAGGTAAGCATAGTGGCGATTGCAAGGGGCTGTAAACCCCTCACGTAAGATACACCGTAGGTTCGACTCCTACTCTACCCACCATACGCCTTGTTAGTTTAGTGGCAAAACAATGGTTTTGTAAACCATATTCGCTGTTTCGATTACAGCACAAGGCTCCAAGTTATTAAGCAGGCTCGGAGTGGAATATTACACGTTGATGATAAGACCTGCATATATATCTTACTCGTGCGAGAGTATAAACCGCAACAATTAGGGCGTTGGCTCAAACTAACTTAGGCAAAGACGTAGCTGATAGCTGACACTTACGGTTGCTTGAAAAAGTAAGTAAAGCATTAGACTAACGCTCCAAGCCCCACGGACTAACAAAGAGTAGCAACCTTTGCCGTGGTAAAACAATTAACGATTACACCGAGACGCTTATGTGGCGCAGGGGTGGGCGAGAGAGCTACGGCTACTCTCGTTTATTAATTTAATATTTAGCTCGGTCACTAAAAGAAGTTAAAAAATAACTGCTGGTTTGTCAGGCTGGGCGGTTATTTTTTATTGCAAAATTAGCCAAAAATGTGGCAGGAGTAGTCGATTGCGTATCGCTCGGCGGTGCGCTTTCTGTTTTTTTAAGTTATTAATTGGACGCTGTAAGGCGTTCTTTTTTTTATTAACAATTTAGGAGTGATACAGTGTTTTTTGAAATTGCAGACGCTTCCATTAATCTCGGTGCTTACTATGGTGGCATTGCGTTTTGGACGTTAATGTGGATTGGTATTTACGGCTTCTATGCTTATTTGGTTTGTCGGCTCGCTTGGTGGTGCGGTGGGAAGATTGGTGAAGGTTTACTTATGTTGAAGGAAAAATTCAAAAGTGAAAAAGACATTCAAGAAAAAGAGACCGAAGAATAAAGTTAAAAATAAAAAATCCTACATTATCGACAATCTAAATTCCAAAGAGCGTAAGAAAGAAGCGCAGGAATATAGGTACTGATAATAGTTTTGATTACCTTGGCATACTTGGTGACATAGAGAAAGAACTCGAAGTCACTGTTGATGATAAGGTAATAGAACAATGTAGGACTGACTTAGCTTTATTCTGTAAAACATTCTTTCCTCATATTTTCACTGGTCAATTTTGCGCTTTTCACGAAGATGTGTTCCATACATTAGAAGAATACGTTATGAAGCGTAAAAACGATAAATACTACTTTGCTCGTGGTGCGCCCCGTGGACATGGTAAAAGCCAGATACTTTCCTTTGGCTTTCCGATTTGGTGTGTTGTATTTGGTTACGCAAAGAACATTCTGATTGTGTCCGATACAGTAGACCAAGCTAACCAGTTCATAATGGCTATTCGTGACGAACTTGAAGAAAACGAATTACTGCGAGATACTTTCGGTGACTTGGTTGGTACGAAAGTTTGGTCAAACGCTAAAATTCAGACGGCTAACAAAATACAGGTTGTTGGTAAAGGCGCAGGACAGAAACTCCGTGGTATCAAGTATAGGCAGTTCAGACCGGACGTAATTATTGTTGACGACCTTGAGAATGATGAAAGCGTAGAAACAGAAGCGCAAAGGACAAAACTTTTAAACTGGTTTCAAAAAGCACTTATTCCTTGCGGTAATACTACCGTAAAAATTATATATATTGGCACGATACTCAACTATGAGAGTTTGTTAAATAAAATTCTTACTGCTCCCGAATACAGTATGTGGAACAGAAAGAAGTATCAAGCTGTTATCAAGTTTTCCAAGTCTCCTTTATGGGAAGAATGGGAAAACATACTCAATGATGAAAAGCTGGAAAATCCAAGTGAAATAGCTAAAGAGTTCTTTGAGAAGCATAAGAAAGCAATGCTGAAAGGAACAGAGGTACTCTGGGCAGATAAACAACCAGATTACTACTATGACCTTATGCTTATGCGAAAAATGAACCCGGAAGCGTTTGACAGCGAATATCAGAATGACCCTGTTTCTGAAAGTCAGCGTATTTTCAAAGAAGACTGGTTTAAATATTGGGAAGTTTTACCCGACATTCGAGAGGTTTATATTTCTGTTGACCCGTCTTTAGCTAAGAAATACAAGGCTGATAACAGTGCTATCGTAATACTTGGACGAGGTATTGATAATTACATTTACGTCCTAAAGGCTGATATTAAAAGGCGTAAGCCAGACAAAATCATTGACGACCTTATTAGTGAGTGTATAACATATCAAGCTAAACTTGTTAGAGTTGGCATAGAGAGTGTTCAGTTCCAAGCATTTTTTGCACAGGAATGTGGGCGCAGGGCTTTAGCACAAAACATAGCTTTACCGATTGAAGAAATGCAGAATATGACCGACAAAGAACTGCGTATTAAAGGTTTAGTACCGTTCATCAAAAATGGTTATGTAAAATTCCATGTATCACAGAAGCGTTTACTTGACGAATTAAGACGTTTCCCGAAAGGTACAGATGACGGCATAGACGCATTAAAACAAGGTTTAGACTTGATTTTTCCGACTGGTAAGCACGGCGTTACCGGTCTTAGTTTTGGTAGTTTTAGAGCATATTAAGAAAGAGGTGAGAGATTGGAATTTAATTTTTTTGGCAAACAGTATTACGTAGGACGTAAGCCGAAAACGCCAGAACCGCAAACCTCTCTTGTGTATGCTCCTTATGGTTGGGCGATTACGAATGTTGACGGTACGATTGACAAAGAAATGACCGCTACAATGCTTCGTAATTTTGCTAAAACTCCGGTTTGCAGACGAGCAATCAATATCGTCAAGAACGGTATTTTAAACTGTCCGTGGCGCATTGAAAAAGTCGATATAAATGACGAAAACGATTATGCAAACGAAATTGCTGTTCTGGAACGCTGTTTAAGGCAGCCGAATAATGGCGATACGTTTGCTTCTTTATTTGGCTCGGTAATTGAAGATATTTTGACCGGAGACTGCGGTGCTGTTGAAATTGTACAAGGCGGCGACCAGCGTAAGCCTATCTGGTTATATCCTGTTGACGGTTTTACGATACGTGTTGGTGTTGACCGTGTTTATAAGCCAACCGACATTAAATACAAACAGCGCAAAATTAACGGAGACGAAGTTGATTTAGCCGACCGAGATTTAATGTATTTGCGAGGTACGAGTTTTACTTACAGCCCTCTTGGTCTTGCTCCTGTCGAAGCTGCTTTCAAAATTATTAATTACTTACTTGAAGCGCAGAAATACGCAGGAACGGTTGCTTCAAGAGCATTGCCTAAGTTTTTGATTGATTTAGGCGAAGGTGCTTCTAAACAAGATATTGACGCTTTCCGTAAATACTTCCAAGAAGAAATTGTTGGCACTGGTAACATTCCTATTATTGGCGGTACTAAAGGTGCTACTGGTGAACAGATTGCTCCTGCTGGTGACGACGGCTTATATCTACAATGGCAACATTTTCTGACCGTTATTGTAGCTTATACGTTTGGTGTTGACCCTAAACGCTTTAACGAGGGTAGCCAGACAGACCGAAGCACGGTTGCTGAACAGAAAGAGAACATACTTGAAGAAGCTGTTATTCCTTTAGCTAATCTAATCGCAGACCAGATTAACAAAAAGGTTCTGGCTCGTTTAGGTTACGCAGACAGGCTCGTTTTCAAGTTTGTTTTTGAAGACAATGAAACACGTAAAAAACAAAAATCTGACCGTATTCTTGCCGAATGGAACGCAGATATTTTAACGCTTGATGAAACCAGACAGCTTCTTGGTTATCCGAAAGTTGAAGGTTCTAATGCTGATTACGGCGGTCTCTTGAAATCTGATTACAAGTCAAAACTTAACATTGAATACGCTAAAGAGACAGCGGAGTTACAAACACAAAACGCTGGTGGTTACAATGGCGTAGGCAAAGACAGGTATGACAATGTTAATGATGATAGGGACAATGACGATACCAATAATGATTGAGTGGTGAACTACCATAAAGAATATATTTTTACAGTTTAATAAGTTTAACTTTGCAGACGCTGCTGACGAGCATATCAATAAAATGCCGTTTAGTGGCGTTTGTTTATATGCAGACACTCCTTCTGACGGTGTTCCTTGTGGTTGTGATAAACCAGTAGCTTTTAGTAAAGAAGCTATCGAAAACGCTTTAAACTCCTTTGTTGGCATGGGCGTTAATTGCAGGTATAACCCTTGGGACTACCCGGAAGACGCACTTACGGGACATGACGACCATTTCAAAATTGGTGTAGTTGAACACGCCGCTTTAAGTGAAGACGGTGGCGTAAACATTGACGGTCTGTTATGGAAAAATGACTTGTCCGAAGTCTGCTTCATGATAAAAAACGCCAAAGAAAGCCTTGGTTTTTCAGTAGAGGTATTTGTAGAGAATATGGAAGACTATGGCGACAACTATCTGGTAACAAAGTTTACCTTTACCGGCGTTTCAATTTTATATAAAAATTTAGCCGCATTTAAAGCTACACAACTTGCGGCACAAGCAAAGAAAGGTGGCAATTCAATGACCAAAGAAGAACTCGAAGCTATTGTTGGCAAAATCACAGAGGGCTTTGAAGGTTTGACTGCAAGTTTTAATGCGGTTTCTGAAAAGATTGACGCACTCGCAGGTAAAGAACCCGAAAAAGTAGATTTCTCTGCTGTAACTGACGCTATTAACGCTCTCGGCGAAAAAATCGAAGCACAGGCAAAAGTACCGGAAACTAAAGTACCGGAAGCAAAAGAAGAAACTCCTGCTCCGAAAACAGAGGGTATGCAGTTTGCGTCTAAGGAAGACGAACTGAAAAAAAACGAAGAAAAATCCCTCAAAGTAAAATGCGAAGAAATTGACAACGATATGACAATTCCCGAAAGTCTTAAAGCTAAAGCAAAACTTGACGCTTTTAAAGAAAGTCTCAAAGCACGTAAAGGTGGTATGTAATTAATGGCAAATTCTCAGTTTTTATCCTTCGCTGACGCAGGTCTTAAAACCGGCAATGGTTTTGTAATTGTACCTGTTTACGAAAAAGAAATTCTTGACCTTACAGAAAAACGTGGCTATCTGCTTCGCCGTATGCAGACAAAACCTGCTACTGGCAACCCGACACAGTATTTTGAAAAGAAAGCAGCTACTGCAACCGCAGCTTTCCAAGACCCTCACGCTCTGAAAGTAACTACAAAATACAACGTAACTCGTGTAGCTAAAGCAGCTTTCATCAAAGCTATTACCAATGAAATTGAGTTCACTCATTTTGACCGTGAAGTAGCTAACCAGCAGGGCTTGTACAATGGTCTGACAACCGAGGACATTCGTGCTATGGTAACTGACCTTTTGATGTTGCAGGACGCTAAAGTATGGACTGGTAACGATACTTCCTTGTCTGAAAGCACTACCAACGAATATGTAGGTTTGCTTACCCAGATTACCAATACCGCAGACGTACCGGACGGCACTCTGATTTGCGATTATATCCGTACAAAAGTTGCTGAACTTGCAGCTAAAACCGACTATGATGTTCGTCCTTCTCTGATTGTTGTAAATCCTTTGACTTATGACCTTATCGAACAGGAAGAACAGGCTCGTGAAAACACCGTAAAAGGTTATGAAGTAGAAATTACCGCAGGTATTAAAGTTCGTGGCGTAATGACTTGCATGGGCGTTTTGCCGATTGCTCCCGACCCGTATCTGCCTATTCAAGACGGTACTGCTGGCGATAGTGGCAAGAAAATCCATAATATTGCAATCCTCTCTGAAAACCTCTTAACTCGTTACTATGTAGGTTCTCCTGTCCCTCGTATTTTCGGTTTTGGTTTACAGGACGAAAGCCTTAACGAAAAATTCATGGCTTTACAGTATGACTGCATTGTTGCTAAAGGCGCAGAATACGCTCACATTATCCTCAAAAAAAAAGTAACGGCAGCGTAACTCCACCTTCTGGAACTGACGCAGTAGTTGATGAAGCCGTTGTCGATACATCTACGGTAGCGGCTTCTGACGCTAATACTTTTGCTGTTACTACTAAAGCAACACGTACACGTAAAACAACTAAGAAAGGTTGATGTGAATGGCATACAGTAAAACAACTTGGAATACTGGTGACAAAATCACAAAAGAAAAACTTAATAATATGGAAAGCGGCATTGCCAACGCACTTGAAAAACCTGCCGCTGACGGCACAGAAGGTCAGATTTTAGCACGTAATGCTGACGGCACTCTCGTTTATGTCAATAAACCTGCTGACGGAGCAAAAGGGGCTAAAGGCGATAAAGGTGACCCCGGTGCGGCAGGTGCTGCTGCTGAAATTACAAGTGTTACTGCTACTGTTGACGCTAATACTGGCACTCCTTCTGTTACAGTAACTCCGGGCGGTACTGCACAGGCTCGTACATTTGCTTTTGCTTTTAAAAACTTGAAAGGCGCAAAAGGCGATACAGGCGCAGCAGGTGCTAAAGGCAAAGACGCTCCTACGATTACCGCTTGTACAATTAATGTAAACGGCACAGTCATTACTGGACAGCTTACTATGTCCGAAGGTGACCCGATTAGCATTACTGGTACTTATACAGCAGCTTAACGAGGTAGAAAATGAGCCAATATTTGACAGAAGACGAAATTTTAGAATATTGCAATACGGTAGCTGGCGTACAAGTCTCTGACGTTATTATCGCTTCTAACCTCATTGACGGATATTTAGGATATAGTTTTTCTGTCAATGAAGCTACCGAGACAGTTCAGTTAAATGAAAAGCGCAGAGGTAAATTGAGAAATAGACCTGTTATTAATATCGAGTCTGTTAAGGAAAAATTTTACAGCCCGGTAGGTATGTCTCAAAAAGAAGCAACCCCGGACAATGTATTTCTTGACGCTGAAATGGACGGTTATTTTTCTTACTATCCGCAAGGCAATCCTTTTATTTATCCATTGGACTTTTGTTCTCCGTTTAAACCTCAATTAAAGCTGGAAATAAAATACTCTTATGGATATGAGAATGTTCCAGACGAAGTAAAATATGTTACCGCTATGCTTGCCCAAAATATTAGACAGCTTTCTACATTTGCCGGTGCTAAACGATTGAATACGCTCGACTACACAGTAGAAATGAGCAATCCTTCGTTTTTTACTGACGATATGCGTTCTATTCTTTCTAAGTATAGGTATACGGTATGAGTTTACAAGGCTTTTTTCTTACGAAAGATTATGACGTATATGGTTTAGACGGCAGTTTAAAGGCAACCGAGCGCATACATATTACAAGACAGTCTAATAGCAATACGGATTTTGCTCATTCGTATAAGTTTCGTGGCTTGCTTGCTGACGATACGCAGATTGAAACTGGCGATTTAGTACAGTACGGAGACGATAAACTTCTCGTAACTGCTTTTCGCCATACTGATTTTATGAATACCAACACAGCTAATATGTGGCTATGCGATACGGTTTGTAGTGTTTATCGCTTGAAAAGTAAATTTGTTGGCAACCAAAAATCTGGGACAGAACTTGTCCCGATACTTGAAGACGTACCGTGCGTACAGCAAGACACAAATGGCAAAATGAAATATTATGACGCAGGTCTGCTTGAAAGTACAACAAAGCTGGTGTACGTGCAGCATACAGCAGATATTGAACTTACAGACAGACTTGTTATAGACGGTCGCAATTATCAAGTAGACAGTATATCTACATCAATTAAAAATGTATTAGCTTTGCAATGCTCTGACGATAAGAGGGCGTTGTAATGAATAATACAGCTTACATACAAAACAATATCTTGAAAGCAATACTAACAGTTTGCGACAAAGAAGCACGTAAAATTGTACAGCAGGTTGAAATGGACTATGGACAGTTAAGTAGTTCTCTTGGTAAAGCTGACGCCACCAGTAAAGTAGAGCAACTTACAAGGAATATGATTGTTTTGTCTATTTTTGGTACTGGTCAGAAAGCCTTAATTGGTGAATATGGTAAAGGCTCGAAAATGGATAGAGATAATCCTGCCTTAGATGATTATATTAATGGCGGTATTTTTAATAAAGAACGCTTAAAACATAATCTTGCCGTAATCGCCCGTAGCGAGGACGAAAAATATTACGACCTTGATAAAAATTTATGGCAAAGACCAAAACCACCAAAGCCTGTAAACCTTGAAAAACTGCGCACTAAAAATGGCGGTTTATATCAGAAGTTTCAGCCGGTAGAACCTAAGTACATTATTAAGAAAGCTATTGAGCAAAGACTTGACAGGTTACTCGAAGAAATTGCCGTAGCCGTTGCCGCTGAAAGCGAAATTGAAAGATTGTTTGACGGATTGCGTTTCACGGTGAAATTATGATAAATAGTTTTGAAATTTTAAACAGAGTTTTTGAGTTGTGCGTAGCTAACCCAGAACTTTGTAAGTTGTTGAATATAAACACCGAATTAACAGGCGAAGAACTTTTGGAAGAACAGAATAGGAAAATCCGCAGAGAGTACCAGACGGCAGATGTTATTGAGCCGGAAGACGCTCCCTTTATTTCTGTCTATTTTATGCACGCTGAAAAATCCAAAAATAACTGGCTCGTTAATATTGGTGATTTATACGTTGATATTTACACGCACAGTATGTATGAAGCACAGGAAATCTCCTTGTTGTTCCGCATGATACTGGCTGACGATTTTCAGCCGCTTCTGAATTACGAAGGGCAGCATTATAGCGGAGTTACTGGCGTGTACAAATATAGACTTATCTATAATCCGTTAATGAACGGACAGTAAAAAATGAAAGGGTGAACCATACTTGGCGATTGATACAAAAAATATGGTAATTCATGGTACTGGTACTGCGTTTATTATTGGTGCTGACGGTCAGACTGGCGCACAGCTTATGAAAATGCAGAATATGACCATTGAAATTACTTCCGAGAGCGAAGATGTATTTGGCGGTGACAGCCTGTTCCCGTTCTATAACTACATCACTTCTAAATCTGCTACATTTACCTTCACCAATGCTACTGTTGACCTTAATGTTCTCGCTATGACACAGGGCGTTCCTGTTTCTACTGGCGGCGAAGCATTTGGCAATGAAACTATTACAGTTAAAGGCACTGGCGATACCCTTGCTGTTACTACTGGCGTACTTGCTGATACCGTAGAGTGCTTGCTTGAAGACGGTACTCGTTTGACCCGTGTTTCTGAAAGCCCGACTACTGGTCAGTTCTCTTGCACTGAAAACGGTGCTTTGACATTCGGTTCTGACGTGACAGCAGGTAAAGTAGTAATTGTTTCTTACGTTTACACTGTTGCAGACGGTTCTTCCGTACACGTTCTTACCGATAGCGTACCGGGTTACGTTGAACTGCGTCATGTTTCTAACGTAACTGAAATTCCGGACGGCAAAGGCGGTACTAAAAAGGTTCGCTTGTATACTCGTGTTTATAAGGCTCGTTGTGACGGCGGCTTTAGCCTTGAACAGACACGTGACGGTGCTACTGCGCCGGAAGTAACTTTTACTTCGGTTGACCCGGAACGTAGCGACAAACGCTTTGTTTCCTACTCCGTTGTAGAAGAAAAAAACTGATTGACCCTACGCCGGACGAAGCCGATAACACGGTTGACAATGCGGTTGTAGGGGAAGCAGAAGTTGCTTAGTTTTCAGCTTGTGAAGTAGATTTCATATTGGCTTCACTTGCGTTCAGCCCCCGGACTTGTGCCGGGGTGCTTTTACATTATATAAGTCAGTTTACGCTAAGGAGTATTTATGGACAGCAAAGAGATTGATAAAGACCCGTTTACTGCTTACGAAGATATTTTATGCAGAGACGGAGTAAAACGCAGAATATATCCTGCAAAACTTAAACACAAAGACAAAATTAGAGAACTTTCGCCCAAGTTTAACGATATGCTCATAGCAGAGAATATACTCGACATAAACTCGGACGGTGAATATACAGACGAAGCGTGGGACGCTATGCTTGATGTTTTGGTTATGGCGTTTGACGATAAATATACGAAAGAACAGATTATGGATTTCTTAGACGTAGCACAGGCTACAAAAGTATTTGAAGTATTCTACGGTATTTCTAATCTAAAAAAAAAGAGAATGACACTGACAATGGTGTAACTGATTGGTCAAAATTATATGCGTCAGTTTTACAAAATACTTCGCTTAACATGGACGATTTAATGAATATGACGATACCGCAGCTTGAATACTTACTCGAAGGTTTTAAGAAAAACGCAGATGATTTAGAGAAAGAAATGAACGGCAAAAAGAAAGGCGGTTCGTCTAAAACAATGACAGACGCAGAAGCGATACAGTATTTGATTAAATCGGGAGAAGCAAGGTGATGTAATTGGCAGACGCTATTAACAGACAAGTCAAAGTTGACGTTGTAATGGACGTTTCTAATGCTTTGCGAAGTGTGAAAGGCATACAGCAAGCGTTAGACAAATTGTCTATTAAACGCATACGTGAAAACGAAGTAAAAGACCCGTTTGAAGGTTTTACTGGCGGCGCTAAACGTGGTAGAAAAGAGTTAGAGAGTTTTCAGAAACAACTTACACAAGCAAAGAAACAGCTTGAAAATGACCTTGTTAAAAACAATATGAGTTTTACGTTCATTAACAGCAAAGATTTTAAAGACCAAACTAAGAAGATTGAGGAATTAACTTCTAAGGTTCGTGCCTTTAAAGAGTTGATGAATAGTTTAGACCAACAAAAGGTTTTAAAAAATACTACTGTTGCTAATGGTACGGTTGCAGACAGTAATGCGGTTTCTAAATATAATACTGCTGAATTAAAACGTGCGGCGGTAGAACAAAAAAATATTCAAGACCAGCGCAAGAAGGATTTAAAAGACGCTCAAAATCAAGTTAAAGAATTGACAGCGGAAGTCGAGAAATTACGCAAAGCACAAGAGAAATTGCAAACTTCTCAAAAAGGTAGCAATGGTTTACTTGGCAATGTTAATACTGCTGGATTTAAAAATTATTCTACCGAACTTGCAAAAACAGAGCGATATGCCGCTCAACTTAATTATGAGTTGCAACGCACATCTCGTATTGACCCGAAATATAATAAACTTAAAGAAGAACTTGAAAAAGTACGCAAAGAATATGCAGCATTAAACCGTGAAAGCGTTAATTTCCGAAAAGACATAGGCATTAGCGGTTCACGTGGTTTTTATGACATAAATCATACTCTTGACTACTTTAGAGCAAAGGTTCGTAGCCGTTTGGTTTATAGTTTTGCGACCGAAGCAGAAGGATTAATGATGAATTTAATGCCGAACTTCATTGACGCTTTAAGTCAGTATCAGCAAAACAGGGTTAATTTTGCACAGGTAATGCCTAATGAATTAGCGAACAACCAAGAAGCTATGAACAAGGCTATGCGTGAATTTATACAAGTTGCCGCTGATTACGGTGCTTCTGTTGAAGATGTCATTGAAGCAGGTAGACTTTGGGGACGTATTTATAAAGATGTAAATGTAATCCAAGAATTGGTACGTGCTTCTACTAAATTGTCTATTACTGACGATATGAGCCTTGTTGAAGTCAATAAAGGCTTGGAAGCTACTATGCAACAATACGCAGTACATCTTAAAGACGCAAACGAAGCACAGCAGGTTAGCGGTAAAATTATTGATACTTGGGCGAAGTTAGCCGATAACGCCGGTGTAACTGCCGCAAATTTAGCAGCAGCTTCTGAACGTGCTGGCGGTGCAGCTTATCAAGCAGGTGTAGGCTTTGATAGCTTACAAGCTATGATTGCTACAATGTCGCAGGTAACAGGTAAAGCTGGTGGCGAAATTGGTAGAAGTATTCGTTCTATGCTTGTATCTATGAATACAGATAGAGCCAGAAAAGAAATAGAAAAACTTGGTGTAGCTATTTATGAACTTGGCGATAACGGTGAAATGAAGTTGCGTAGTATGGAAAAGGTTATTCCAGAGGTTATGCAAGCATTAGCCAAGTCTAATAAAGACATCAGTAAAAGTGTTCTTACGTTTTCCGGTGGTAAATATCAATATAATAACGTAATGGCACTTTTAAGAAGCTATGAACTTTATATGAAAAACCTTGAAACAGCAAGAACTTCTGCTGGTTGGGCTGACGAACAGGTTGCTTTGCAGTATGAAACTATCTCTCGTCAGATTAAAGCATTAAATGCAGACTTTCAGCAGTTAATTGCAACTCTTGATGAAGCAGGTTCGAGTAATGGTATTGCTGACATCATACAAGGTTTAAGAACTATTGTTCAGTTTTTAGCGCAGATTGACCCAGAGAATGTTAAAGATATTATTAATACTTTGAAAGGTTTATTTGCCATAAAACTTGCAGGCTGGGCTACCAAAGGTTTAACCAACGTGCTTGAAAACTTTGCTTTATTAAAAGAAGGTTTGGCAGGTTTAAGAGTTGGGCTTACTTTGACTGCTACGGGTGCTGCTACGTTTACTACTGTAATAGGTACAATGTTTAAGGCTTTATCTGGTGTAGGTTCTTTATTCTTACTTGCACAAGGCTTAATGGCTGTTTATGATGTTTTCCAAGAAAATGACGAAAGCGGTAAGCAGTTTGCGGAAAGCATAGATAAAACACAAAAATCCTTAGACGGAATTTATCAAACTATTCAAAGCTACAAGGAAAATTCTTCTGTTGTCTCCGATTTGGCTCAAAACATACAAGAATATCGTAAACAGTTAGAAAACGCTAATTTAACTGACGAAGAAAGAGCCAATCTGAATATGAAACTTGTTGGTTCTGAAAATCAGCTTAAAGTTGCTATTAGCGAAGCTGGTATGCGTAGGTTAGAAGCGGCAGGTTGGACAGAAGAAGCTATACAAAAAGAAGTTGAACAGTATTATAAATTACGTGTGTCTTTTGACCAAGCATTACAGGCACAAATAGACGGCGAATTAGAGAATACTAAAAATGTCATTAATCAAACTCAAATTCGTATCAATGAGCGAATGAGAGAGATTGAGGTAATGCAGAAATTAGCCGATACCCGTTTATTCTATCAAAAGGCTGTAATGAAACAAGCAGAAGAAGATTTTGCACATGGTATTATAGACAACGAAGAATATAATAAAGCACAGCAGGATTTAATTAGAGCGCAGAAAGAAAGCGTTATAGTTACTCAAAGGTCTAATGAAGCTATTGCATTTATAAACCAGCAAAGAAAGGCACAGCAATCTGCATTAGCCGCTGCCGAAAGAGCAACAAGGCTTTCTAAAGGTGAACTCGCTCCACGTAATTCTTCCGGGAATAAAGACATTCCCGGCGGTGAAGGTGGGGTTGTAGACGGAGAACAAGGCTCTGATACTAAAGGTAAAAAATCTTCTGGCGGTAGTTCTGGTAATACTGATTACTCCGAAAAAGCCAAAAGAAACCAGTATCAAAGAGTATATAACGAACTTTTATATGACGGCAAAATTGCTGCTACTGAATTTAATAATGCTGTACGAGAACTTGATTATGCAGAGCAATTTGAAGGAAAAACTGTCGAAAACGCTTCTAAAAGAGTAGATTTGTATAAAGAAAGACAGCAGAGCCTTTCTGAATACCAAAAACAACTCGAAGAATATCAACAAACCTTAATTGCAAACCTTGACGCTGAAATGGCTGCTAACCAAGATGTCGCAGAAGCGGTTGGCTATAAGCAGGACGCTACGGTTAATGAGAAACTTCGTAATATAGAAGTAAACCGTGAGTTGTATCAGCAGATTAAAAGTTATTCTGAAATAGTTAATCAGATTAGTAAGGTTAATCAGCAAATTGAAACGACAAAAGGTAATATTACGGAAGTCACAAATAAGTTGCGCACTTTGACGGAATTACCTATGAGTGCTGACGCTATTTTTGAAAGAGACAATGCTGACGCTGACTTCAATATAAAAATGATTGAAGCAATGAGAAATCCTAAAGACCCATACGCAGAAGACAGAGATTTTGCAGAGAGACTAAGGATTGAAAAAGAAAGATTAGATGATATTTCTGATTTAGTTGAAGATAAGCGAGACGAGTGGGAAGACGCTCTTGCTTCTGGCAACAAAGCGTTAATTGCTGAAAAAGCCGAAGCATTGCAAAAAGCTGAATTGCAATACGCAGAGTATTACCAAAATATTAAAAAAATGGAATTGTCTTCAACACAAGACATACGACAAGGTTTTGCAGACATTACAACATCTCTTATTGTTGAAGGTGAAAGTTGGAAAGATATTTGGTCTAATCTTTGGCAAGACCTTGCAAGAGAAGCTATACAAGTATTGTTTGGCGTTCAGAATGTACAGAAAAGTTTTCTTGGCTCTTTAGTAGGTGGCGGCAAGGGTAAAGGCAAAGGTGCTACCGAGCATACTGGTGGCAATATTAATTCTTATCCTAAACATCATACTGGTGCTAATGTAATGGCATATCCTAAAATGCACTCCGGTGGTATGGTTGAGCAAGGGCGTAAAGGTGTTGTGCCGCAGCTTAGAAATGACGAAGTTGTAAGAACCTTGCAAGTTGGCGAAGAAGTAAACAGCTTGGCTGACCGCAGAAGCAACGAAATTCTTGGTGCGGTAGCAATGAAAGCATTGGACAGCGAGCAGAACCGTCCGAATTATGTCAATATTATGGCTATGGACAGTAAATCGTTTGCCGAATACTTGAACGAAAATAGCGACATTCTTATGGCAATTATTGGCAAACAGCAAGCTATGGGCAGAGGTACTCGCAGATAAATTGACAGAAAACTTTTTAGCCAGTATAATGAGTTTAAGGAGATGATTATATGAAGAAAATCTTTTTACTTGTTATGCTGGCTTTATCTATTTGTTGTACAGCGTTTGCGAGCGAACAACAAGTTATAGACAGTTTTAAAGCACTAATACAACCAAAAATAGCGGAAGTAGAAGCAACATATCCACCATATAGTTTAGATAGATATGTTATAGTTAAAGACGGCAAAAAGTATCACAAGGAAATGGTTATTTTTACCAGCGAATATGATATTAAAGAAACAAAAAGTATTTTAAATCCTTATATTGGTATATTAAAATTAAACAGGACTGAAATGGCTTTTAAATCACATAAAACCGTTACCGAAGCTAAAACAGAAATGCAACCAGATTTTATAAATGATAGTGTCATTAATATATCTATTGTTTATAAATACACCGAAGGTAGCTGGTTATTTGATAACGCTTACCATTACATTACTCGCCGTCCATTAGAAATTTCAGAAAAAATGGCTTATGATTATGTTAAATGCCCAGATGAATACAAAGAGCCTAATAACCATGAGCCAATTATAAAAAAATAAATTAAACAATCCAAGACGTTCTTCGGAGCGTCTTTTTTATTTGTCACGAAAAGTATATAAAATTTGGGACATGATTACTTATGAAACAACAAGACTTACATAAATTTATAGGCATACCGTACAAATTCCTTGGCACAGATTTTGACGGTTGTGATTGCATTGGTTTGTGCCAGTTATTTATGCGCAGTCACGGTATAGATATTACTTGGCGAGACGGCAGACCAATACGGAAAGATTGGTATTTAACAGAGCCGTTTCGTTTAGCACGTTGGCTTTGTACGTATTTCAACAAAGTGTCAAGTATTGACGCATTGCAATATGGCGACATTGTATTATTTGAGATAAACGGAGAAAGCCATACCGGTATATACGTTGGCAACGCAAAAGTGCTTACGATACTCGAAGTATTTAAGACTTCTATGATTATGCACTTGAAGAAACAGAACGTATTTTACCAATGTGGATTTAGAATGAAAGAAGGTATGTTTGACGTTGAAGAAGTTTAGTTTTATCCCACGTGGCGAAGTCAAGCGTACTGTACGTTTTTTAGATAGAACTATTGATTTTGAGACTGGTGCTTTTCAAGTTCAGCGTTTGGGTGTTAATCCAATTATTACTTTTGAAATGCAGTTTGAAGGTAAGCAACTTGATGATTTAGAAGCGTTTTATCTTGAACACCGTAAAAGCGAACAGTTTTTATTTGATTACAATGGCGAAGAATATACTTGCCAGTTTACAAGCGACTATAACCCTACTGAAAAATGGGGGTTTGATACCAATGGCAGAGTAATTGGTAAGACTACTGTAACAATTCAAATGAGGGTAGTTCATAAATGAGAATTTTACCTGTTAATATGGAAGCGGCTAAAGAAAGCGGAAATCCGTTTTTTATTGAATTGTATGTTATTCATTTGAAGACTGGCGACATTCGCATTTGTAATTGTGATACGGTTATTCATTTTGCAGGATATGACTACTACCCTGTTCCTATCGAAAGAGGTAGCGTAAAAACTTCCGTAGACAGTAAAATTGATAATATGGATTTGAAAATATCTGACGCAGATAACTCTAAAGTAGCTGCCCTCATGGAAGGGTTCGATTTTCGTGGCAGAACGGTTGAATTATTCCGAATACAATACCCGGAAAGTTTGGAAGACGAAACGCTTGTACTACCGATATTTATTGGTTACTTGGACGCTCCGCAGTACAGTAACGGTGAATTTACTTGTTCTGTAATTTGTAGTTTTCCGAAAACGAAATGTCCGTTTAGAATTACGCAGTATTTTTGTAACAATACTTTTGGTGATGATTTATGCAAAATGGACAAGGCTGTTTTTACTTCGACTGTTGACACTAATTCGAGTACGCCAGATAACATTAAACTTATGGACGTAATTGGCGAAGCTGACAAGTACAAAATGGGTTTGATTACTATTGGCTACGAAACACGTATGATTAAATCAAACAGCACAGACGGTTATGTTACTACATACTATCCGTTTCAAGGCGACTTGACTGGTACGGTTACGCTTACAAGAAATTGCGATAAAACACCGGAGAGTTGTCGCAGGTATAATAATCTTCAAAATTATGGTGGCTTTTTAGCAATACCAAAAGAATTTAGAGTTAATACGTAATAAAAATAATGGGGTGATAGCTTGGGTAAGGGTGGTAAAAGTAAAGGTAAGATAGCGTTTACCCTTATTGCCGCTGTCGCTGGTGGTATTGGTGGTGCGTTTGGCGGTTGGTTCGGAGCAGGTGTTACCGCTGTACAAGGTGCTTTATATGGTGCGTCTATTGCTTCTACCTTGTGGACAACTACGCATAAAGACGATTACGGAAACCTTAGTACCGACTATTCCAATGACGATTATAGCCGTTTTAATGCGGTTACAAATGACGTAAACCAAGACGCTCCGATACCGGTAATTTACGGCACTCGTAAATATGGTGGCTTACAAACATGGACTAATCCATATAATGGTAGTAGGTATTTACAAAAAGACGTAGTTATTTGTGAAGCTGGTATCGACTGCGTTTATGATGTAATGGCAAACGAAGAACTCATTACAAACGATACAAATATCAGCATTTACAATATTCAACATAAAGACGCTACTGTACGCAGAAGCGGAAATACTTTGGTTTTGTATGCAGGTGGAAAGACCAGTAATTATACTTTAGGTAATACAGACCACTATGACGCACAAAATAGCTTGCTGACTACTGTTATTGACCGAATTAAATCTGACGAAGGTAATGGTTGGAAAATTGACGGTGCTGTTGACGATAGAACAAGTAAAGGTATCAGCGCAAACAGTATGCAGTTTAATTCCAGTTCTGCTGTACATTGCTATTGCGACCCGGAAGACCCGGAGAGAAAAGGTAAGGTTGTACTTGATAACCGTGGTTATAGAATTGGTACGTTTGAATTTCATCAAAACAAAACACCAGATAATTATGAAGACACGGGCGGTTATCCGCAACTTGCATGGATTAGAGCAGACTTAGTTGCTTCGAGTAGGTTAAGCGGTTCTAACCCGACCATTAATGCAATGGTCAAAGGTATGAAATGCAAGGTATGGAAAAACAATAAATGGGTTGTTGAATACACGGAAAACCCTGCATGGATTATCAGAGATTTTTTGACAAGTAAAAGATATGGCACTGGCTATTGGATTAGCGAAGACTTAATTGATGATGAAGCGTTTAAAGAAACTGCCGCTTATTGTGATGAAGAAATAGAATACATTGACGAGAATGGCGATACACAGACTTGTCCACGTTATACGCTTAATATTATTCTCGATACTCAAAAGACACCGATTGAGCATTTAAGTTCTATGCTTGCTCCGTTTGGTGGCTTTATTACTATTGGCAACCAGATTGCACTTAAAGTTGAGAAAGCCGAAACTCCGGTTTACCACTTTACAGATGATACGATTGTTAAAGATAGTATGAGTATCGGGCAGACTTCGCTCGAAGATACTCCTAATAGATATAAAATTGGCTACTTTGACCCTTCACTCGAATGGACGGAAACAAAAGTAGTAGTCGAAGATTTGGAAGCACAGCACGAGTTTAATGGACAGATTACAGAAAAAACAGTAACGCTTGCAGGCTGTACTTCTCAAAACCAAGCATTACGTATTGGCAGGCTTTACAGAGACCTTAACAAAGTATGCTCGCTTACGATTACCTTTAGTGTAGCAACACAAGGTATGATGTTAGAGTGCGGAGATGTAATTGAAGTAACTTATGGCGGTATTTTCACTAAAATGCCGTTTAGAATTACCGAGATAGAAGAAACTAACGCCGGTACTTACAGCTTAACTTGCCGTCAGTACAACGCTTCGATTTACAACGATAGCTTAGGCGCACAAATTACCAATCCGAATTACACGACTGGCGGTTCGCCTTCTACTGACCCACCGCCGCAAGTAACTGGTCTTGAAGCAGAGGAACAGACTTGGACGAGCGAAGAAGGTATTTTAAATATGGGTCTCAACGTATGGTGGGACGATATGTATTACCGCTTCCTTGACCATTACCAAGTAAGCGTTTCCAGAGACGGTGAGAATTATACCGCTATGGCAAATACTTACGAAAACAGTGTTTATCTTGGTGGTTTGCAAAGTGGTAAATACTGGGTAAGTGTTCAGATTGTTACTGCTGACGGTATTAAAGGTTCTCCGGCTATCGTAGAAGTTACGATTACTGGTAGAGACAGCCCACCGGGTAACGTAGATGAACTTGATACTGACTTATTACCAGACGGAACAAGACGTTTTTGGTGGAACTTTACTTATCCTGTTCCGAATGATGTTACCGGCTTTAAATTAAAGTATACGCAAGGTAGTCAGCCTAATTGGACAACGGCACAAGAATTACATACTGGTCTTGTTACTAATCAGCCTTTTGAAACACAGGCATTAAGACAGGGTGTTCATACAGTAATGATTAAAGCTGTTGACAACGCAGGCAACGAAAGCGCAGATGTAGCGTTTTGTATTCTTAACTTAGGCGACCCATTGGAAGATAATGTATTGTGGCAGCAGGATTTGTCAGAAGACGCTTGGTATGAGACTGACCATAACGGCATAGTTACGGAAGATAATACCGTAGCTGGTACGACTATTAATGCTGATTTATCGTTGACTGCACATTTACAGCCAATGGCTTACGGACAACTTTATTTATTGTATGACTTAAACTCTCCGTCTACGGTTAAGTATTGTTTAGGCTCTGGCGTTTTAGCTTGGACTGGCACAGATGATTATGCTTGGGGTATGGGTAAAACACAAGGAACACTTGGTATACTCTCTCCTAATGCTTATACGATTGAAGATGAAGATAACGAGATATTAGAAGCACCGTCTGCAAGCGAAATTACTGGCACTGTAAACGAAATCGCTACTCCGCTTAGAGCAGTAGATTTTGCAAACGATAACACTGTATTTCCGCAGCTTAATCCGTATTGGCGTTTTGAAGGTATGTTTAAACAATATACGGGCAAAGTTGTTATTCGTAGCGGCGTTGGCTTGCATATTGCAGTAGACAGTTCGCCAGATACAGACACAACGGCAGAGATTAAGAGTTTGAGAGTTATTATTGACGTACCGGACAGGCTCGAAAACTTTGATGATATTACTGTTCCTGCTGACGGCTTGACTTTACCGATTAAGACACCAAACTATTACACTACTGCGGTTAATGTTAGAAGCATTAGCAGTAATCTTGAAGGAGAATACGAACTTGAAGTTATGAACCGTACTCCTTGCGTGATAAGGTTTGTACGTATAGAAAATGACGCTTTTGGAACAAGAACACCTGTTGAAGTTACAGCGGACATTACTTGGCAGGGTTATCAGAGGGAGTTGATTTAATTTGGGCTTTATTCTTAACCAGCCTGTTATGACAAAAAACGTGTCTAAAGCACGTGTAAGCGGCAATACTAATTCGTCTTACAAAGCGAACAGGTATGATACCAAAGAGAATTGGACTACCGCTAACCCTGTTCTAAACAAAGGCGAAATAGTTATTGAAACTGACGCAGGTAAAGCAAGGCTTAAATGCGGTGACGGCGTTAATCATTATAACGATTTAGAATATATATATGCAGAAGGAACAGGTTATACAGGTGACAATGTTGGTGACGTTACATTCAGCATTGCGCCTACTATACCTGCGAACAAACACGAACTTGACGGCTCGCAGGAATTGCGTACCGATAGGACTGCTTTGTGGTCTTGGCTTGAAGCGCACCCGGAATGGCTTAAAACTGAAACCGAATGGCAAAGCATTGCTTCTGCTAATGGTGGCAGATGTAATTATTATTCCAAAGGTGACGAATGGTCTAATTTCCGTTATCCGAAAGTTATTGCCGACCAAGGGCGTTATCTGGTTGAGTTAGTTGGGGGGGGCTGAAAGCGACCAACCAATAAATGAAAACCAGTACGAGTTTATTATGAATATTATTGGCAGCTTGCAGGGTGATGTACAAGCTGTTGAAAATACGATAAATAGCGGTAATGTAAACAGTGCAAACTATGCTAAGGCGTTGACGTTTACAAGAATACCTCAAAACGCAAATTTGAATGATTATAATACTGCTGGATTGTATTTCAATGCTTCTACCGCAGAAACTAAGACAATTAGTAATGTGCCTATTGGCGAAGCATTTTTTATGCTTGTGTTTACAACGGGTAATCCGAATGGCAGACCGACACAAGTATGGTTTAATTATAACGGTAATGGTTTATATATACGATATTACCAAGATTGGTCTCCGGAAGGTTGGCAACCTTGGCGAACTTTATTTTCAAAATAGTTAGGAGTGATAATTATTAGCACGGTGATTAAAAATCACAAGACGATATTTAAGGGGGTCTTTTAAATAAGCACTCGAATTATACATAGCTTTGATACGGTAGGCAACTGGAATACAGTTAATCCGTTAATCAAAAAGGGAGAAATTATTTTTAAAGAGAAGTCAAACGGCAAGGTAGTGTTAGCGGTTGGTAACACAGACGGGGGGGTAAATGCTGCTGACGCTCCGGTTGTTTATGATGAAGATGTTGTTCTTGGGTACATAGATGAAATAGATACAACGATTAGTGCGGCGACTACTGATTTAAACGACATAGTTAGTCAAGCTAATACGGATTTAAACGGCATAGTTAGTACAGCGACCACTAATTTAAACGGCATAGTTAGTACAGCTAATACGGATTTAAACGAGATTGTAGATAGTGCAGAAGATTATGTTGATGAAGCTAAAACGAGTTGCGCTAATGATAAGCAGTCTTGCCAGACTATTAAAAGCGAAGTAGAAACCATTGCAGGAAATATGGGTAATCCTGTTACTAATATTACTTTTGAGAACGGAAATTTAGTAATTGAAAAAGTAAAGGGCGACCCTGTGACGGTTAAAATTAGTTCGCCTTTGGACGCTTACCCTGTTGGCTCGTTCTATTTTAGTCAAAACTCTATAAACCCTGCAACACTGTTTGGCGGTACTTGGGAACAATTAGAGCAAGGTAGAGTTTTATTATCACAAGGTACGAACTATCCTGCTGGAAGCAAGGGCGGCGAAGCGACACATACTTTGACGGTAGCGGAAATGCCCACGCACAACCATTGGGTAACTCCAAATGTTTTACTGTGGGCTGCCGCAA